ATGGGCTCTATTTCAGTCCGCAAGCGCAAGGACGGCTCGACCGCGTATCACGCGCAGGTCCGCATCATGCAAAAGGGCGTGACAGTCTATCAGGAAACCCAGACCTTCGATCGCAAGGCGACGGCTCAGGCCTGGATGAAGAAGATCGAAACCGAGATGGCGCAGCCAGGGGCTATCGAGAAATCAAAGCGTCAGGGGGTGACCGTCAAGAAAATGATTGAGAAGTATCTGCTCGAATACGGAAAGATCCGGCCTCTCGGCAAGACCAAAAGCGGAACCCTGCTTGCAATCGGCAACACATGGCTGGGCGATATTGAGGACGCGGCGCTCACCAGCCAAGTTCTGGTCGAATATGCGAACCGACGAATGCAGGAAGATGGCGTGCTGCCGCAGACCGTTGGTAACGACCTGGCGCACCTTGGATCAGTTCTGTCCGTCGCTCGTCCTGCATGGGGGTATGACATCGACCCCATGGCAATGCCGGATGCGCGCCGGGTGCTGCGCAAGATGGGTGCTGTGTCCAAGAGCGGCGAGCGTGATCGACGTCCCACCATCGATGAGCTCGAGCGCCTCATCGACTTCTTCGTCAGGAAGCGCGAAGCACGGCAGCAGGAAATCGATATGGTCCGGGTGATCGCCTTCGCGCTGTTCTCCACCCGTCGCCAGGAAGAAATCACGCGGATCCGCTGGGATGGCATCGACGAGAAGCGTCAGTCGGTGCTGATCACCGATATGAAGAATCCTGGCCAGAAGCATGGCAACGACGTCTGGTGCCATTTGCCCGACGAGGCATGGCGCATCATGCAGTCCATGCCGAAAGTCGCTGCCGAGGTCTTCCCGTACAACGCCAAGTCAATATCAACAGCGTTCACGCGGGCCTGCAGCTTTCTGGAAATCGAAGACCTGCATTTTCACGACCTTCGCCACGACGGCATCAGTCGGTTGTTCGAAATGGGGTGGGATATCCCGAAGGTCGCCTCTGTGTCTGGCCACCGGGATTGGAACTCGATGAGGCGCTATACGCACCTGCGGGGGAATGGCGATCCGTATGAAGGATGGCCGATGCTGGAGGGGATAATATCGGGCCCCGTGATCGAGGCCCAGAAGAGGAAGTCACGAAACGCGTCGTAGGCCTTTGCCCATCAACTTACCGTGCTCGGTTTTGGCTTTCAGGTGCTGGGCGTCCAAGTAGTCGGCCAAGTCGTTGAGGTGCACACCGCGCGCCGCTTTCTGACTGCTCTCCATGCGGATCAACGGCAGGTCGATTTCGCCTGCCGCCACCTTAATCTTCATCTTCTCAGGAGTGAGGTGGCTGAAGTAGTCCGTGCACACCCGTTCGAGCGGAATGATGGCCATGCCGTTGTACTGGGCCATCAGGAGAAACTTGGTATTCATGTGGTGCTCCGTGCCGCGCTTGGCGGCAGAAGGGGTTAATCCCAGTCCTGGCTGAGTGCCGGGCGGGTAGCGGGAATGGTTTCGAGGGTATGCAGGTTCAAAAGCGTGAAGTAGCCTCGGTCCGGCATCCAGCCGGCGGTGTCGATGTGGTAAACGTTGCCCAGGACCGCTGGCCGCTTCATCGGCGTGTGACCCACCACTACCGCGCGCATGTCCGTGACAGGGGCGGTGTCGAAGTTCTCGACCCGGCTGCGCGACCACATGCACGTGTTCTGCACCAGCTTCAGCCGTTTGTTACTCTCCGGCGCTTCCAGCTCCTTTCGCATCTCGGCCCACGTATCAAAAACGCAGTCGGCATGCACGATGCCGATCAGGCCGCCGACTGTCTCGACCTCAATGGCGACAGGCAGCTCTCTGAACTGGACGGCGAACTCACGCTGTTCATCCCAGGCCAACCCGGCAAACCAGGCGCCGCCGTTGTAGACCCAGTTTTCCGCGTCGCAGGTGTCAAAGCGGCACACGTAGTCGTCGTGATTGCCCCGAACCGGGTGAAACCATGGCCTTGCTAGCCACTCAAGTACATCGCGGCACTCCGGGCCACGGTCAACCAGGTCGCCCACGCTGAACAGTCGATCCACGGCAGGATCAAAGCCGGCAGAATCCAAGGCGGCTTGCAGGCGGGTGAAGTGGCCGTGAATATCTCCCACGGCAAAATCGCGACCAGCAGGGTTCGCGGCGAAGCGCTTCACGCGCACCACCTCAATATTTTCGAGCATGCAGAAGTCCTCGCCCGCCGATCACCGGCAGGCTGCATAGATGGGAGGGAAGGGGTCAGGCTGGCTTGATGGGGTTTTGGCGTTTGCGTGCGGCGAGGACCAGCGCCTTCGAGGCCTTGCCCACGCCGCCTACAACGTCTTCTGGGAGAATGGCGGTGTTGCAGTGCGGGCATAGCGGCGCGGTTTTGGTACTGCGCCATGCTTCGTCCATCACTTTGGCCGCCCTGCTGCGCACTTGGAATTGCTCTGCTTCGGCCAGTTCTAGATGCCGTCGTTTGAGTGAGGCGGCTCCAGCGCTGAAAACCTGCACCAGGCCTATGAATGCGTCGAACGGCTCAACCTCGGCCTCGCAGTCGCTGCACCAGCACCGACGCTCTTTATCGTCGTAGACGATTTTCTTGTGCTTGCATGACGATGTAGGTCGGCGCGTCAGCCCTCGAGCAACCCGAAGGTCCTCAATCTGCACCACCTTCACACCGTAGATATAGTCCTGTGGTTCGATAGGTGCGCTCACGGTATCAACTCCTTGGGCACCTGCACGGTGTCGCCCAGGTTGTTGTGCACGATCGCCCGGCACGCGGCTATCAATGCGCTTGTTTGATGCCAGCCGTGGGACCTGGCGCCGTAGCCATCATTCGTCCAAGTGCACGCCGACCAAATGCCGGACGGCTCCCAGCCCGTGTGACGGTGCACAAGCGCCTGTGGCGATCTGACGGTGAGTTGATGCTTGTCGATCAGTGGCCCTCCAACCGCCCAGTCCGTCGACGGCGAGTACTTGCCGCCGGTGTCTGTCCGGTAGACGCGCCAGTCGGTGCCGTAGTGAGGGGCGGCTATGGCGACATCGATGCCCTCGACCTGGGCTACCGCCCAGTCAAGGGCGGCGCCAACCAGGGCGCTGGTCTGTGCCTCGATCAGGCCGGTCATCAGTATTCGCTCCAGTTGAGCTCTTGGATGTACTGGTTGGGGATCACGGTCTCCTCCGGTGTTTCGGTGACTGGCACCCGCAGGTTTCCGAAATACCCAATTGCTGCTCTAGCCCGCTCAAGGGCAAGCTCAGCGTGGGAAATCTGGTGCTGCTTGCGCGCCTTGTAGGAATGCAGCGCCTCGCTCTTGTCGGGGTAGGCGAATCTACGGCTGGACACCTTGAGCACTCGCTTCAGGTATTTTGGCAGACGGCCGCGCTCGATCGCCTGGCGCGCCACCAGCTCATAGCTTTCGGTGCAGATCCAGTAGCAGTGCTCGCTTTCGCGCACCACCACGTAACGGCGGCAGCTAACGGTGAGGCCGTCGGGCCCGATTTCATCGACATAGCGATAATGGTCCGGGCCAAGGGTTCTATTTTCCATGGGCATAGCTCCGCCACACCGCTACAGCGGCTGACTTTGAATTGAAGGGGAAGGGGTTACTTGGCGATGACGTCGGCGCTTGCGATGTAGCGGCCGAGGGGGCTGGCGATGATGCAGCCGAAGGCGAACCACATAGCTAGGACGATGAGGAGGGTCATGATGAATGCTCCTGATCCGCGAGGCAGGTGCTGGACATGCCGGCGCCGCCACCACCGCAGAAGAAGTCCACCACGATCTCATCATCTTGCGGATTGAAGCCAAGGCCGTACTGGGTCTTGAAGTCGAGCGGGTGTTTTTTCTGTTGTGCAGACATGCGCAGTCCTCACCGGTATATTCGGCGTTCAATCAAAGGAGTTAGTTATGGTTCCAAGAACTTGTTGTGAGGCAGGTATGACTGAAGTCGAAACAGAGGGTGTTACGACCAAACTCATTAACTTGGGACCGGATGAGCGTGGAGAAAATATTGTTACCGGCTACAGGTGCGTGGAGTGCGAGGCCAAATGGCTGCGCGTTCAGAAAACCGAATATCCTGATTCCGTTGTATGGAAAGAAGTGCTCTAAAGCGTCATCTCGACCTGAGACTCGCGCTGCCAGACTGGTGAACTGTTGTGGGCTTCGATTCTGTCGGCGATCACACAGGCTCGCTGGCCGGCGGTAGGCGGGGCATACATCCCAAAACGGCTGATGCTTCCACCATTGACCGCGGCGTTGGTGGAATCGGCCGAGGCGAATGGCAGGTGCTGGAAGATAGCTGGGTCGAGCATGCGCAGCCCGTGCAGGCGGCAGGCCGGCCGGCCTTGGTCGTCGCAGATGGCGTCCATGGCCGCTGCCATGCGCTTCCACCAAGCCGCGGTACCAGGCCACCGCCATTGCCCTGAACTGCCGAAGGCCACCATCGGCCACTCGCTGGCGAGCCGTTGCAAGCGCTCGAGCGATTCGTGCAGATGCCACACTGGCACGCCGCGCAGCGCCCTTGGCCACGCTGCGAGCAACGCATCGTTCGCCGCTTCATTCCCATCGATCACATCGGGGATCAACGCCCAGTCGAAGCCTGGGTGGCGGTGCCAGTCCTCAACCCAGCGGGTATAGCCGTCGACGTCGAGCGTGCCGCCCTTGTTCCAGATCGAGAAGGCGCCGTTGTCGAAAACGAACGATTGGCAAACCTCAGCGACTATGCCTACGTCGTCTTGGCGCGGGAAGGGCACCAGTGCGTGACGACCAGCAAGGAACCTAGCCCCATCCTGCCGGGTGCCCCCGACCGGGGTACCGTGGTAGTGGATCATCCGCTCAGCCTCACCGTTTCGATCTCGACGCCTTGGTGCACAGCCTTGATGGTTTGATCACCGCCGAGGCGCTCTGCCAGTTCATCTGCGATGCGCTCGTGATAGCCGGATTTGATCAGCGCCGTAGCGGTCCGGATGTGCTCGACCATCACCACGGCCAAAGAGCGAATTTCCAGGCTGTAGATGATCGTGTCTCCGTCCGAAGGGCAGGTGGCCTTGAACGTGTGCCGATAGATGTTCATGGATACTCCAGACAGCCGCCCGCCTGCCGAGGCGTTCAGCGTGATAGGTGAAGGTGGGGGAGGGTCGGCCTTTCAGGCCAGATTGCTGTGCGAGGTCAGAACTTCTGGCAGGCACAGTTCAGGTCGTTGCACTTGGACTGACCAACCCAGTCGGGCATTGAGTCGCCCTCGTATCGTTCGGTAGAGGAATGGGTGAACCCGCTGCGTCGCAGGTCGTTGATGAACCTGCCTAGGTCTGCGGCATTGTCGGCGCGCTCCGGCTGATCCCAGCGGCTCATCACAATGCGACCACAGTCGGTCAGGCCGTGGTCCATACGGCCGAGGTACTTTCGGTTGCCGCTCATTCAATCACCTCATCACCGTCACACGCGCTCGGATAGCCAGCCTTGGCCAGCTTGATCACCTTTTCAGCATTATCGACCAACTGCGGATACTGGTCGTTCCAGTTCTGCTTGTAGGCCTTGCCGAGCATTTCTTCGAGCGCCGCCAGCAGCTGGGGAGCCGAGCGCATCAGGTACGCGTTGGACCAGGTCTCATCGCCAATCACGGGCTTGATGCCGTTGTGATCCATGGCGCCCAGGCTGGCGATCTCAAAGTAATCGCCGTCGCGCTCGACGCAAATCATGTAGTCCTGGCGATCAACAAGCCATTCTTCTCGGGTGTGCATGGCAATCTCCAGATATGCGCCGCCCTCCGATATCTCGGTGAGTGGCAAATAGGGGTGGGGTTATTCGTTGCAGATGCGCAGTGCTTCGCGCTGGTAGGCGATTTCTAATTTGCGCGCCACGTTTTCAGGAATCACATATTTGTGGCGCGGAGGCAGCTGAAGCATTTCCAAGGCCCGTTCAGGCCCTATGCGGTGGAGATGATGAATCATCAAGGTCAGCGCCTCGCCCTGTTCCTCAATGCCCGCCCACTGCATCAGCTCGGCCAGCGCCTGCTTTGTGCCTGGCCGGACCTTCAGCCGCAGATCCTCTTCCCGCAGCCTGGCCGCCTTGTCGTGCCGGCGCTGGTCCCGCTCTTTCTGTGTCATACCCATCACAAGGCTCCTTCAGTCCGCTGGGCGGGATGTGAAATTGCTCTACACGGCGACGCCAGGCTTTCTGCTTGATCATCCCTTCCTCGGCTTCGTCGTGCGCAGAGGAAAGTCGATGGCGTACTGGTCGACGATGCGAGAGAGGACCTTCTGAGTGATGCCGATCTGTTCTGCCGCATTGCGTCGTGTGCATCCGCTGGGAAGCAGAGCTTTGATCTTCGCGACGATCGCCAACTCGTCTTCAATCTTGGTGCGGGTGCCGAAGCGGATCTTGTAGTCAGTTGAGATCCGCCGGATGCGGCCACGGCGCACGCCCAGCGCTTCGGCAATCTCAACCTGGCCCATGCCTTGGTTGCACATCTCGCGCACCTGGGGAGCGAGCTTGGCATCGAGAGCGCGCTCCGCCTCGTGGCTTCGGGCGAAGACCATCTTGTTCTCCGAGGCAATCCGGCTCAGGCGGTGCTGAGACACGCCCAAAGCCTTTGCCGCCTCGACCAGGCCTACGTCCAGGTAGGCAACCAGCTTCGCGGCGATACCGTCCTCGAACGCTTTCTTGCGAGCTTTGTTCGCCACCTTGATAGCAGCGTTTCGCTTCGGGGCCGGGGAAGGTGTCCCGTCCGCTGGGCAATCAAAACGCACAGAGGTGGACTGGATGCTTTCGCTGTTGAATGGAGTCGGGTTGAACAGGCTGCGGCTGATGGGTACAACCTCAACCACTCGCGCTGCTTCGTAGTCCGCCATCGCCCGAGCAAGCCAGGCGCGTTCGGTGTCCTTCTGTTGGATGCTGCTGAGCTCGAGGCTGATCATGCTGCCACCTGCTCCAGGGTCACCCCCGGCATGCTGAATTCTGAGCCCTTGGCGTCAACCAAGTCGTCGAGGGCTTGCCAGTTGACTGTAAGGACCGCAATAGGGACTTCGCCGGCGGCCACGGCTTTCACCAGCGCTTCAAGGTCGGTCACCCGCGCTTCAAGCTTGGTAGGCTTCGGCGCTACCTTCGCGGATCCGGTGACCTGCCGTACGGCAGCGGGTTTCGGAGTCTCTGCCACTGGCGCGGCTGCCGGCTCAGGCTTCACCTCTGCGGCCATGGCCGCAGCGGCCTGCTCGTCAGCGATACGCTGCAACTCCTGCTGGCGGATCTGCTCGCGTTGAACCTCGAGCTTCTTGGCTTCTGCGGTTTCGTGCTCGTTGATCCGCACCTTGATGACCGACACCAGGTCATCGTTATCCTTAAGCACCAGCTGCTGGGCGTCGTTGAACAGGAAAGCGTGATCCTTGGCTAGGCTGCGCAGGCTGTCTAGGTTTGCGCGGATTCCGTCGCCGATCTGGCTGGCTTCGATCTTTGCCCGGGCCAGTTCCGAGTCGGCGGCATCGCGCAGGCTGCTGATGGTCTTCTTGCCCTTGATGGCTCCGGCGAAGTCGGCCTTGACGACAGGCATGCGCACCTTGCCGCCGAACGAAATGTTGATCTTGTCCAGATGGTCCTGCAGAGCCTTGGCCGCGCTGATCACGATCTCGTCGCGAATGGCTACCTTGCGCGCCTTCACCAACTTGTCCAGCTCTAGGCGCTTCGCCCGGGCTTGCGCGCTGATCTCGTCGATAGCGCGGAAGAGGGCGTCGATGCTTTCGGTCTGGCTCAGGGCGTGCTGCTTGGCTGCGGCGAGGCGCTCCTCGACATCACCACACCATTTGATTGTCTTCTCTGCGTCAGCGAAGTGCTGATCCGTCTGCAGGTCGGTGTTGATGCCATTGAATACGGCCAGCGAGTGAGCCTTGAATTGCTCAAGGTTGCTAGCGGTGACCATGCCGGTGACTTCGATGCGCAGCGCTGGCAGGCTTTCTGGTGATACTCCAACGGATACGGCAGCGGCAGGCTCGGATTCGAAAGCGGCGAGGTCCACCTCGAATTGCTTCCAGCCTTCCACTAATTGCTCAGCGCGGCCCGGCACTGGGCGGTACTCCATCGATACGAAATTCTCTTCCGTCCCGTCGGAGCAAACGAAGATCACCATCTCGGCACCGCTTACAAGAAGCTGCTGCTCCAGCTGCCAATAATAGTGAGGCTCAAGCTGGCCTGCGCGCACCTGGGCGACCAAGGATTCGTTCCAGAGCTTATGTTCGAAGAGGATCTCACCAAGCATCGTTGCGCCGTCCATAGACGCGAGCAGGTTGCCGCTGGTGCCCACGATCGGGAACAGGTCTTCGCCTATGCGACCTTCGACGATTGGCCGGGCCAGCGCCTCGGTGGCATGACCGCGGTCGAAGATTCGCTGCTGCTGGACGGTCACTTCCGGCACGATGCCGGTTTTCTTCATGCTCAGCAGTTCGGTGCGGGTTTGGTACTTCGAAGCGCCCATCATGGCCGGGGCTTCAGAAGCAGTTCGGTACTGGGCGCGCAGAGCATGCCATTCAGCTGAGCCCTGAGCTACGTTATGAATTTTCATGCGGCTTCACCTTCGATGGGCTTGAGCTGATTGATGGTGTCGGTCTGCTCTTGGGTGAGCGTGTACTTGCTGCTCACAGTTGCAATCAGGTGTTCAGGAGATGAGCGACCAGCCTCGACTGCAGCCCGCCATTTCGGCAGGTTTTCCTGCAGCTTGGCGTCTGGGTAGGTTTCAAGCGGTTCGGCCTCTATAGGCTGCTCAGGTTGACGTTGAGAAGCGACCTCGCGAGGCCCTTCCTCGAAGACCTTGCCTTCCATCTCGTCGGCAGTTGGTACCGACCCTACCTCTGGGAAAGCCTTGCGAAGTGCTTGTGCTTCTGCACATTTCGCAAGCTGGGCGTATGAGCGCTTTTTCCACATCGCATTCGGCGCTGCGGAGTCTCTGCTTGCTGTGGCGTAGTTCTCAAGCCAGCGCTCGTTGGCGGTGTACTCTGCCACCAAACCATTGCTCATCTGCCGTTTGACCGTAACGCGGCACCACTCTGGAAACGTCACATCGACATTGCCTAGCTTGAGGCTGACGGGCGGACCATATTCCGGCTCGCTGATACCTGCGTACTGGCCGGTGCGTGCCGCTTGAATGCGATACAGGCCAACACCGGGCATTACGGTGTCCACCATCTTCCCGGCTGCCTTGCTCCAGATCGGTACGATGTGCACCGGCTTCAACATCGGATCAAGTTGAGCTGCCTTGCAGTAGGCAAGCACCATCACGACCGAGTTGCGAGCAGCACCGGGGTAAAGGCTACCGCTGAGAACCTCTACAAGAGCGTCCTCGGACATGGCCGGCATATGCTCGGCTTGTTTGATTAGTGCGGACACGGTTGCTCCTTGCGCCATACCGTCACCGGGGCGCTGCGATTGAATGGGGAAGGGGTTATTGCATCAGGCGGGTGGGTTTTCCGCCCAAGGCGCTGGAGGCGGCATATGGAAAGGCAGCGGGGTGTAGCTGTTCCCATAAAGGACCGCCTGAAACAGCGCAATCCGGTGATCTTTCGGCATGATGTTCAGCAGTTTGGCTATTGAAGTAGCTGCCAAGAAGCGCCTGTAAAACTGATCGCTAAAAGTGATGATCAGGTTCAGATCGCCGTGAGAGAAAGACTGAAAAGTGAGCTCTTCCTCGCCCAAGTACTCGCTGATATCCCCACAGTCACTGCCGTCATTGTCGAAATTGTGCTCAACAAGTCTTGGCTTGAGGTGCGTCTCAAAGAGGTCTTTGTCCGTGAGAACAAGCACATCCTGATCTGTGTTGGTGGGCGGCGGGTTGCAGGTAATGCGGCTGCCTACAAGCTGATGGTTGAGGCAGGCGCCTTTCAGAACACCAAGTTTGGTTTCCATTTTCATGCTCGCACCTCATAGCTCAGCGTCCACTCACCACACAGGCAGGCCCTGCGGCTCCATGCCTGGGGATTAGAGATGTGGGCGCGCTCGGCGGCCTGCATCGCATCCCACATGGTCAGGCCTTTGAAGACCATCAACACCCGATCGTCTGGAATGGCCATGTGAGCGGGCAGTTCTTCGATTTGTTCGTCGACCAGGGATTTGACCGGTGCAGTACTCATGCTGCCTCCTTGCGCTGTCCGCAGACCTTGCGGAACCGAACGCAGTAGTAATGGAAGTCCTCGACGTCGATCGCCTGCTCTTCGAGCGCCTGGACGATCTTCCGCTCGACGTAGCCCTCGTAATGGGGTGGAGTCGAAGGGTGCTGCAGCTCGTCGAGCATTGTGGAAAGCTTCGAGTGGACGCTCAAAATCCGCACTCCTCTGATTCGCGCTGCCACTGCTGATCAAGCTCAACGGCGCGCTCGGCGTGTGGCCGCAGCAGGTCCATGGCGATCCCCTTCAGCGCGGTACGGCTGCCCATCAGGTATTCAGCGTTGGCCCGTCCATCGAAGCGCGTGCCCCACACGAGATTGGCGATCACCAGTCGGGCGAAGGCGTCGCGCTGGTCTTCGCCGGCGATCTGACGGTCGACCAGGTGCGCCTGCACAGCAGTAGCAAACTCGTCCGGAGTGACCTGGCCTTTGTCAGCCTTGCGATAGCCCCACTCGACGGCTTGGCCGTCCATGAGGCGCTCAGCGCTGGCTTCCAACCATTCGGTTTCGACCAGGTCTTCGTTGACCGGCGCGGGAAGGCGGTTGTCATACTCCGCCTGGGCGATCTGAAGTGCGTTCATGCGCGAATACTCCTGAGCATCTGCCGCGCCAATTCATGAGCGTGCGCAGCATCCGCAAGGCACTGCTGGGCGTACTTGAAGTCGCAAGCGACCATGAAGCTGCGCGCTCGCGCGGTGTGGCTGAATGCAACGTCAAAGCACTGCTGGACCGCCGACCGTGGCCAAGCTTGGCGTGAACGGCGGCGCGGAAGTTTCTCCAATCGTTTGGCCATGGTGGGGTCCTCGGTGGGTTAGTCGGTGTAGGCGATGTACTTGAAGTGGCCGTTGCCGAAACGCTCGAACCGGCCACCGAAGGTGCCAGTTACCTCTCGCTCAACCTCTTCGCGGCTCATGCTTACGGGGTATACGCCTTCCTTGATCATTGAGGCGTTGGTATGCGGGGCATAGCGCCAACTGACCTTCGTGTTATCCAGCGGGGCATTCCTAAGTCGCTCCCATTCTTCGGCCTGCGCTTTCCAAAAATCCTTTTCCTTCTGGCTTAATGGCTGTGGCTCGGGAGCTGGTTCTTCCGACTCTTCCCATCCGCAAGCCTCGCAGTAGCCGCGTGGCGCGGTGCATGCCCCGCAGGGGGGATTGATGTGACAACTGCAGTTCATAACCTTGTGCTCGCCGATAACGCCCGCGCAGCCTTCACGACCGCAGGCTTCACCTTCGCAATATCCAGGTTCCATGAGTGATCCTCTGACCGCATTGGTCGGATGCCAGGCAACAGGGACCAAGCTGGGCGTGAATAGCCAGCCTGGCACCCGCCGATGCGGTCGTGTGGGTTGGAGTGGGTGCAGGACCAGCAGAAAACCGCAGGCCGTGCAGGTGGTGCAGGCGAAAGCCCGAGAATACCCGGGCTTTCCAATTCCGATCTCTCAGAGTCAGGAGTTTTTGGCGGGACACTGATCACCAGAATGATCGTGGCCCGATGGGTGTTCGCCAGCGCTCGCGATGGATGCGCAGCGGATCGGTTGGCAGGCCGCTTTCAGGAGGCGGTTCTGGCCGCGCATGGCTGAGCGCTGCGCCGATCAGGATCAGTAGGAGCATGTCGTTCTCCGGTTGGGGTGATGCAGGTGGGCGGTTATAGGCCGCAGAATCGTCCGCATCGGTGGTGTGATCTGGCCGGGATTCGAACCCGAAAGACTTACGTCGATTTCAGCAGCGCTACCTTGTCGACAGCACCCCGCACGCAGGGCACCCCTGTCCCAAGCGAGGCAAACGCCAGATCACACCCCGATGGGCACTCTTGCGAATGCCAACGGGTGGGTCAGGCGGCCTCAGCTTCATCCGCCTTGGATTTCACACCGCAGAAAGGGCAGAAGTTTGCCGATATGAAAGTGTTGACCTTCACCGATTTCATCCCGCCGGCCTTCTTGGGAGCTTTGTACTCGCCTTTCACGTCGACCTTGAAAATCCAGTTAACTCCATCGTCACCGAAGGTCATGCCGTAGCCGGCCAACTCGATTTCGAACCCTTCGCTGCCTTGTGGAGCTCGAGCAACCACGTGCTCCCTTACGGCCTCAAGGTATTTGTCTTTGCAGTCGCATTGCATGGTCGTGCCTCCGTTGATTTCCAAAGCGCCCGGTCGCCCAGGCGCTTCAGTAAATCGTTCGGTTTCCGCTGGCACCGCATAGCGGGTCATTCACTCGGTTCGAGCCTTTCGCTCTAGTCAGCCGTCGAGGTGCGCCTCGCGTTGGTAGCCTTTCGGGGCTATCTGATCTCCGGTCGCCGTAGAGGCGGTGCCGTCTTTGTTCGTGTTGCGCGGATTGTTAAAGAGCGGACCGATCCGCTGAGGGCCTCGTGAGGGGCTGTTGCGTCTCGATGGGTGAACAATACGTCAGCGTATCGATTGCGTCAATACGCCTGCGTATTATTTTTGATGAGAGTCTGCCTCCCCAGGAATGAGCAGGCGGGCATGGCATGGATTGCGGTAAGGAAAAAGCAGGTCAGGGGGTTTATTGGCGCGGAACCGATACGGCGCCGTTGCCACTTCCAGGGGCCGGACGGCAATGGAGCCCCTGCGAAGAGAGGGTGGGGATTCCATTTTCTGGATCCCCAGAAAATGCAGCGCTAGGTCTGATGAAGAGCGAGGGGTGGTGTGGCGAGCATACGGAGGGAAACACAATCAGATCGATATTCCGAGCTCTTATCCTGCCGTATTTGATCGACCGAAATCCCTATCAGGGCATCGGGGATCGAGCCACGCCATTCCTGCACGCCATCCACTATCTGGTTCCCATGACCGCTGTTGGCATTGACGGGATAATTAGGAATGAAAAGCGTGTTGATGCGGCGGCAATGGCTGCTATGCACGGCCTGATTAACGATAGGATTAGCGAAGCAGATAGTGTTCAGCGCGACTTTGAAAAAATCTGCTTTGAGTCAGGAGCAGTCTGGCCTAAAGCGCCATCCGGTAAGGCCAGCGTTAAACAGTTCCTTGAGGCTGTGCCAGTTAGTTTCTGGCACAGTCTGCTGGAGATATACTCCAGGTATGATGGATCTTTATCGAATGGATGGCCGGACCTGGAGCTGGTGAAAGAAGGCCAGGTGCTGCTGGTCGAGGTAAAAGTCCAAGACCGCCTGACAGCACATCAGCGAGTCACAATCCCTACGCTGATAGCACTGGGTCTGAACTTTAGGCTGCTGCGACTGATCAGGGCCTGAAATTCATCAGCCTAATATTGACCTAGGCCACTTGGCGTCGACGACCTTCCCAACTATCACCCATGTGTCATCGACCTCTACGGTTGGGAAGGCGGGGTTTAATGGCTTCAGATAAGCGCGACCTGAGTCCCATATAAACTGCTTGAAGGTGGCCTCATCGGTATCGATCATCCTTGCGACAACATAATTTCCTGTTTCTATATCAAAGTCTGGCGCAACCAAAATCACCATCCCCTCAATAAAAGATATACCTCCCTGCGACGTCATCGAAGGTCCGCGAACCTTCAACCAAAAGCCACGCGGCCCCGCCCAGGCGTCAGATGGGTGCTTCTCGCAATTCGCTATGTTGGCTAACTCTTCAACTTCCATTGGCATCCCAGCCTGTACCCAGCTTATCTCGGGGTATTCGTGATATCGAGTGGGGCTCGCTACAGGCTCCACGTTGAAGTCCGCCGAAACCCTATCCTCGGCAGTCCCGCCGTCCCAAAGCCATTTGCTGGAGACCCGAAGAGCTTTCGCAATCTTTTCAACATTGTCTCTTCTGGGTGATCGCGATTCTCCAGTGATAATCCTGTGAACCGTCGGTTGCGTCACGTTGGCTTGACGCGCCAGCTCGCCCTCGCTCCAGCCGCGAGCGCCCATTTCCGAAGCTATTCGATCCCCAATGCTCATTCGACACCAATAGAAAAACGTATTGCGGGAGTGTATTGCCTTCGCTAATACGCCTGCGTATCATGCGATCAATACAACGCCGTATCGGAGGCACGAAAATGACCGTGCAAGAAATGCTGAACAGTCTGTTTGCGCACGGCTTCTCCCAAAAAGCCGTCGCCGATCGCGTAGGTACCACGCAGCCGACTATCCACCGTGCCAGCAAAGGCGCTGGGGTGAAGTACGAAACCGGCAAGGCCGTGGAAGCCCTGTACGAAGAATCGATTAACAAATCTGCCGCTTAAACCACTTCATCAGCCACAAGGAGCAACACATGTACGACGAGCCACGCCACCTGAAAGACCGGGAGATCAAGTCCCGCTACGACGACGAAACCTACGAGGCCCTCAAGGCCGTAGCGCGCCTGCACAAGCTGCAGCTCGCCGTGTTCGTGCGCATGTGCGTCGAGGAGAAGCTGGAAAGCATCGTTGAGCGCGATGTTACCGCTAACCAACAAGTGGGCTGAAGTCCCTGAAGGAGGCTACGTGCCTGAAACAACCATCAGCCATGGGATCCTCGCTCGTCTCTACGAAAAGCTTGAACGGCTGGCCAAAGCCGAAGGCATGACGCCCGACGAACTGGCCGCAAAGCTTGGCGCAGAACGGTTCTTCGAGAAGACCAGGCCAAAGGGGGCAGGGAAAATCCGCAACCTGCCAGTAGCAAAGCGAGCGCCTGCAAAGAACTCGACAGGCCCTGAAAAGGGGGAGGGAGGGACTGATGAAGGCCCCGAATAGCTCTGCCACAAACCGCAGACGAAAAAAAACCACCCGGCCAGGTGGTTCTTTGTACTGCATTCGTTACAACTCTGTGAGGTGAATAATGACCGAATCCAACAGAAAAGCCAAGGGCCTAAGCAGTCCCGCGCCACAAAATGATGGTGATGAAAACGTGGCGCGCACTATGTCGTCGCGGGAGATCGCAAAACTGACTGGGAAGCGGCACGACCACGTCATGCGCGACATCCGCAATATGCTCACTGAGCTCAAGATCACTGACCCCAGTTTTGGGGGCAGCTATCTCGATGGATCAGGGCGCTTACTGCCGTGTTTCAACCTCGACCGCGAGCTGACGGAGACGCTCGTCACTGGCTACAGCGTCCCGCTGCGGCACAAGGTCATTCGCCGCTTGCGTGAACTTGAAGAGCAGGCGGTTACTCCGCCAAAGAAGATCAACGGCGCCAAGGTAAACGGCGAGATAGCGATCTTCGAGTGCTACACGCGCCTGCTCAAGCCATCACCCTCCAGCCAGATGGCCATGCTGAACCGGATCGCTGCAAATAACGGCCTGGAGTCCAGCTTCTTACCAGGCTATGCCATTGATGCAGCCCCAGACGCAACTGGCGGCTCGTCCATGCGAACCCTCCCCTTGACCGACTTGCTGAAAGAGCAGGGCATCCGAAGCACTGCCAGGGTATTCAATCGTCACCTTGAGTCACGTGGAATCATCAAGAAGTGCCAGCGCAACAGCGCCAAACGCGGCGTCGTCGAATTCTGGTCGATCACTGAAAAGGGCCTCCATTTCGGCAAGAACCTGACCAGTCCAAATAGCCCTCGCGAAACCCAGCCTCACTGGTACGTCGAGCGCTTCGCTGAGCTGGTGGAACTTATAGGGGAGGGTCGCCTATGAGTCGTGTAACCGTGGTTATCGAAGGCGCTACCGCTCCTATCAGGCTCGGGATGCTGCTGGCGGGCGGCCGTATCACAAGCGCTCATATGGGCGACTACTCCGATTACCCAGAACTGCTTGATGCAGCTAAGAGCCTGCATCGCGCCTTGTTCTATTACAACCAAATGCCGGAAGGAGAGCGGCTCGCCATTGAGCGCAGCACTCGCGACCTTATAGCAAAACTGGAGGCCCAATGATGGCCCGCATCCGTACCGTCAAACCTGAGTTCTGGTCGAGCGAGCAGGTAATGTCCTGCAGCCCGCTGGCGCGCCTGCTCTTTATTGGCATCTGGAATTTCTGTGACGACGGCGGCAACCACCCGTTATCGCCCCGGACAATCAAGGCCCTGGTCTTCCCTGGCGACGACATCACCACCGACGAGGTGAGCGCGCTGCTCGATCAATTGGAGGCTGCAAGCCTGACCTGCAGCTACACCGCCGAGGGCAAGCAGTACTTGCATGTCATGGGCTGGAAGCACCAGAAGATCGAGAAGAAGAATTTCAAACACCCTGCTTTTCCCGCTGCATTCGACGACGAGTCGGAGAGTGGTCGCCGACAATTCGTCGAGGAGTCGTCGACTGGTCGTCGATCGCTCGACCCCGGAAGGGAAGGGAAGGGAATAGGAGAAGATCAACACAACACACTACGCGCGAGCGATGAAAATTTGTCCGAGCCGGTCGACCCAAAGTCGCCTTGCGAAATGACACTTGAGTGGCAGCCCGATACCCGCCTGCTGGCAGCCTTTGCCAAGCGCATGGGCCTGGCCGTGTCCCTGTTCAACCATGAGGCAATCGGCGCGTTTGTTTGCCATTACGCTGCGTCAGGACGCTTCGAGACGCAGCAGGCATGGGTCAGCCTACTGGTGAAGTGGATCAAGCGCGACACGGCCACTGGCGCCGCTGGAGCGAGCATCCATCCGTTCCCTGTGCGCAAGACCAGCGAACCTGACTTCGACGACACCTCATGGGCTGATGGCCTTGTGGTGAAGACATGAAGTCCGTGAACCAGCTGATGGCAGCAGCCACGAATCTGCCGGCGGTCGAGCCCACCCAGGCTATGCCCGTCTGCCCGGAAACTACCGAGGTCGTCAATGCACTGTTCCGCAAGCTGCGTGGGATCTTCCCGGCTTGGCGCCAGGCATGGCCATCCACCGAAGCGCTGAATGCTGCCAAGGAAGAATGGATCAAGGGTTTCGCCGCCGAGGGTATCCGCTCGCTCGAGCAGATCGAGTTCGGTATCCAGAACTGCCGCAAGGCCAAGAAGCCATTCGCCCCGAGCGTCGGCGAGTTCATTGCCCTGTGCAAACCTAGCCCGGAAGACTTCGGCATGCCGCCAGTGGCTGACGCATGGATCGAAGCGCTGATGGGCACCTACAGCCATGAAGCCGTCCACTTGGCAGCCAAGGCCACCGGCCTGTTCGATTTGCGCGGCGCCAAGCAGGACGACAAGGGACTGCGCCAGCGCTTCGACCGCAACTACGAAGTGATCCTACGCCGCGCCCAGGAAGGCCAGCCACTCGACGGCAAGATCCTGACCGGCATCGGCCACGACAGCCAGAAGAGCGAGCTTGAGCTGGCCAGTGAGCGAGCAGATCGGCAGGCGCGTGAGCGGATCATTCAGCAAGGCATACCAGCGGACGGCGCCTCGGCGCGTGCGTTGTTGATGGCGAAATTTGGCAAGCGGAGGGCTTCGTGATGAGCATCGTTCGAGAAAACCTGATGACACGTTCGGGCTACACGCCGTACTGCGGCGGCGAACGCTGCAGGACCATGCCGCGCACTAGCTGGAACGGACGCCAGTTCAGCTGCCAGCAATGCGGCTGGGTCTCGGCATTTTCAGCTGAGTTCATTGCTGAATATCGCGCGAAGTGGAACCTCTCGGAGGCCCGCCCATGACCAATCGCAGCTGGCAAGTAACCGTCCCGGGCTACAACCCATTCCGCATGGGTGGAGAACCGATGGACTACGCCGAGGCCCTCGCCACGGCTCGCAGTATCTGGCCTATGGCGGAGGTGAAGTAATGGGCAGCGACAAGATGCGTGATGAGTTCGAGGAGTGGATCACTGCCGATGCTGCGCGTGAGAACCGGGTAATCCGGATCGTTCGCGAGCGCAATTGGTACGCCGGCCGTCACAAGCATCATCTCAATACCAGTTGGTCGGCATGGCAGGCCTCCTACGAAGCGCTGCTGAAAAACCAACTACGGGAGCAAGAAGAATTTCTTGCTCACCTTGCTGACTTTGAACCTGAGGACGCTCTCCATGGCTGACTTCAGCGAAAAGATGCGTGAAGAGTTCGAAGCTTGGTACTTGGCTTCGATGGTTGAGCTGCTGGGTAAGGGCGTCCGCGATCAGGCGCAAAAGAATCTTGCCTGGACGCGAGACGATGGCACCTATGCCGATCCGGCTCTGCGCTTGGGGCTCATGGCTTGGCAGGCCTCGCGTGCCGCTGTGATGGTTCAGATGCCCCAGCAATCTGGGGTCAACCTGGACTGGAACCAAGCCATTCGATACTGCATCCAGGCCGTAGAGGCCGAGGGGTTGGGGTGGAAGCCATGAACGTCTTCCAAGAGCTCCACCTGCGCGGCATCGACTGCACGATCCGCCGCGGAGCCGTCGAGCAGCACATTGGCCGGGTAGGGCAGGCACTCGACGTGCTGAACCGCCATGCCAAGGCTTGGGAAATCTGGGCCAACGTGGCCGCCTCCGGCATGGGCCGGCGCCGGAAGATCGCCAGCCAGGCTAAGGCACTGGTCAAGCACGATCGGATTATGCGAGGTGATGTGTGACCGACTACAGCGAATTGAAGCGGCTGGCTGAGGCTGCGACGCCTGGGCCATGGTCGACCGAAGCCAACGAGTTGTACTGGCTCGAAGACGGCTACACCAAGCACCTGATGGAAACCTTCGATGGCAGCGACATCTGCCATGACGCAGAGCATCCGGATAATTTGAAGTTCATCGCCGCCGCCAACCCTGCCGCCGTGCTGGATCTGATTTCTGAAGTTGAGGTGATCAGCGCATACCTTTGCACCTGCCCGGATTGCGGCGGCGAAGGTGAAATATTCACTGGCAGCTACTCCTACTTCGGCCACATGGACCCGCCAGAGCCGAATATGGATAAGTGCGTTGAGTGCGACGGCAAAGGTTTGATCGGTACACCTCAGAATTTGCAAACCGTTATCGCCGAGCGCGACCAGCTCAAGGCCGAGGTCGAGGCGCTGCGCAAGGATGCCGAGCGCTACCGCCACCTGCGAAACGGCGCCTACTGCGTTGCCACGATCGACGGCTACCGCGTCATCTGCGAGGAGCCTATGCCTGGTCCCTTCGTAGATGCGGACTCGGCTCTTGATGCGTCCATCGACGCCGCCATGAGCAAGGAGTCCGGCCATGACTGAGATCATCATGCGTAGTCGCGCCGACACCAGCCGGCTCAATGGCTTCCTCGACGGCACCGACTTCACCAAGCCCAAGAAGATCGTGATCAAGGACCTGGACCGCAGTGGCGAGCAGAACAAGCTGCTCCATAAGCTGCTGAGCCAGATCGCAGCCCAAGTGAAATGGCACGGCCAAACGCTGTCGGTCGACGTGTGGAAGCGGCTGTGCACCGCGGCCTGGCTCAGGGAGGCCGGGCACTCTCCGATGCTGGTTCCGGCTCTGGATGGTCACGGCATCGACATGATCTTCGAGCACACCTCGAAGCTCAGCGTATCTCAGTGCGCCAGCCTGATCACATGGGTGGAGGCTTTCGGCAGCCAAGAGGGCGTCCGCTGGGCGGCCCAAGATAACTATGGGGGTCGCTACTGATGAGCGCCGCAGAACAATTCTGGATCGTCGTTTTCGTGGCGGTCGTCATCGGTGTCATTACAGGCCATCTCATCGAGCGAAGGAGAGCTCAGGCCATTGCTGAGCTTGATCGCCGACGGCGAGAACACAAGGCGGAAGTCGAGCGTGCCGCGAGGAAAGCGCTATGACGCTCACAACCAAGAGACCTCGTCCGAAGAAGTGCAAGGTCGCTACCTGCAGGGCCTCATTCGTGCCTACGAAGAGCTTTCAGATCTGGTGCAGCCCTGACTGCGCTGTGGTGATCGTTCGTGCGAAGCAGGCCGCCGAGCGGAAGTCGTTCGAGCAGCGCGAACGCCGCGAGATCAAGGTCCGCAAGGAGAAGCTGAAGAGCAGGGCGGACCACCTCAAGGAGACGCAAACCGTATTCAACGAGTGGATCCGTCTCCGTGATGCAGGCCTGCCCTGTGTGAGCTGTGGCCGTCACCACGAAGGCCAATACCACGCCGGGCATTACCGCACGGTCGCAGCCAGCCCCGAGCTGCGCTTCGAGCCGCTGAACGTCCACAAGCAATGCGCGCCCTGCAACAACCACAAGTCCGGCGACATCGTGAACTACCGGATCAACCTGATGCATCGCATCGGCGCCGAGAGGGTGGATTGGATCGAAGGGCCTCATGAGCCCCAGCGCTACACCATCGAACAGTTGAAAGAGATCAAGGCGCACTACCGAGCGCTGATTCGAGAATTGAAGGGGAGGGAGTCGGCATGAACATCAACTCAGCACGCCAGGCCTGGCATGACTGCACCTACAACCCCGCTCCCGGCCAGACCTCGGACGTCGTCCAGCTGGGTGTGGTGGTGCAAAAGACCGAGCGCGGGCCAACAGCCAATCACGCGATGCACGGTGCACTGGCAGGACACATCCAGTCAGCCATCGCCAGGCTTCATCCGCAGGTTCGTTTGTTCGGAGAGTTCATGTACGCCGCCAACCGGGATGACGATATCCGAGAGGCAGCAGAGGAACTGGTTTTCGGCATGGTCGTTTCGAAGTCCAAGCGGATGACCGCGGCGAAGCGTGAAAAGCTCGAGTACGTGGTCAAGGGGGTGATGCGCCGGTACTGCTACATGCACCAGGGCGGGCAGTCGGCCAATGAGGATCCGCTGATCAAGCCTGAGGGGTTTCGCTCGTGGCTGATGGCCGAGTATGGGGTGAGGATCGAATCCTGTGCATGGGCGCGCGACTGGGAGCCGGTGATCACCCTGACATTCGAGTGCTGCGAAGACTTGGATCGCATGGCGTTGAGTCCAGTTGGAGCCGTGATTTACCAGATGAAAGACGCTGCTTGACTTCCCGCACGGCTGGCGGCATCATTTCGCCATAGTTAATATTTTGCCTCTGGCAAACACAGCGAGCCCGGACAAACCTCCGGGCTTTTTTGTGCCCGGAATTTGGAGCGGTTATGTCCAGGTCCACCTGCTGGAGCCTGCTCGCATTCGCCATGGCGCTCATGAGCTACACCATGCAGCGCGACATCAGCGCCAACGTGTTCCTCGGCGTGCTGTTCATCATCCAGGGCCTGAAAAGGAACCGGGACACAGAGCACGAGACCGATCGGGTCACTCTGCTCTGCACCATCCTCAGTACCGCAATCATCATTTTCGCCCTATACAGCTTCGCCACCGGCATGCATTGGGCACGACCTAAGCCGTGGTAGATAGGCATGCCCAATGAAGTTAGAGGCAACGATATGGCTGATGCAATGACAACCGCAGCAGCGCCGGTGATTGTTGGCGGAACCGGTATCACCATCGCCAGCATGTTCCCAGGCGTCGACCTATCGTCTGTTGTGGGTGCATTCGGCGGGGCGTTCTTTTTCATCCTGTTCGCCAAGGACATCAGCGCCTGGCAGCGCATCGGCTACCTGATCGTAGGATGGGTGGGCGGATACTTCGGTGCCGCTGAGCTGCTTTCCCTGGCGTGGACGAAAACCTCGGGATTTTCCTCGTTCGTGGCAGGTCTGTTCTGTGTCGCCACCTGCATAAGCCTGATCGAAGCGTTCGAGACCGGCACGCCACCCAAGTGGCTGCAATGGATCTGGAGCCTGCGACCCGGCAAGAGGGAACCAGAATGATCACGCTCGAAACCCAGATCGTCGCCATGCTCCAAGCCATCTTCTGTGGCGGCATCGCGTTCATGATCGCCTTCAAGTACAAAAGGGCCGGGTCCAGGTATCACTTCCTGCCAAGCCTGTGCGCCTTCGGCCTGGCTTCGCTGATGGGCCAGCAATGGCTCTCCATCGTCGGCCGCATCCTCATGTACGGGGAATGGCCGGTGGTATCGATCTACAACACCCTCATCTTCGGCATCCTGTTCATCCTGATCACCAGGGCGAAAGGAAACGTCGCGCGCATGTTCGCCTTCTGATCTCGCGCGCCACAAATTCATCACAGCCATTTCGTGGCGCGGAGTAAATATGGCCGAAGTCCACGACATAGCCGACCATCGGCCCCACTTGCTCGTCCATGCAGCGGATGGCGCTCACGTAATCCCCGTAGCGCTGCTCACCGATGTAGCAGAAGGTAGAAAGCCCTCGCACATCCTCACTGAGCCGGTGATACAGCGGATCATCCAAGAGTGGCTGAAAAGGGGGGGGGCGCATGAAGATCGTTGAGTTTAGCCGAGAGGGGTGGCGTGACGCCGCCAAGACCCTCCGCAAGATCGCCGATGACCTTGATGCTGGTGTGCATCCAGAGTGCAGCGTAGGCACGCTTACCCTCATCGGACCAAAGGGAGAGGTGACCGTGTTCGGCCTCGGGCCAAAGTGCGACGACTTGCAGTGCCTGGGTGCTATGCGCCTGGGTGAGCAGAAGCTGATTGATGTACTGCTGGAAACCCAAGATTAAGGACTACCCATGACAACCAAGCAACCCGACTGGGAGGCGATTGAACGTGCCTACCGGGCCGGGTCGCTTTCGGTTCGAGCCATCGCCGAAGAGAACAGCATCTCTCACGTAGCGATAGCCAAGCGAGCCAAGAAGGAAGGATGGGCTCGCGACCTCACCGACAAGGTGCGTGCTGCTGCCAAGCGCAAGGTTACCGATGCGGTTACCACAAAGGGTTACCAAGACCCACTGGTAACCGAAGCTGAGATAATTGATGAGGCATCCGACAAGGTTGCTGCCGTCGTGCTGGCTCACCGGATCGACTTGGCTCAGTGGCGTGGCATTGCAAACAAGCTCAGCGCCGCGCTGCAAGAGATCGAAGTGACCGAAGACAACCTCGGCGACTTCTCCCGCTCGCTCAATGCTGGCGTCGACGCCCAGCTCAAGGTCATCAAGGGCGAACGCCAGGCCTATAACCTCGACACCGAGGAGGGCGACAAGACAGTTGATACCTTGGCCTCTCTGATGGACGAGCTATCGAAGGAAGCCTGACATGAAGCCCGAGCATCTGAAGCTGCTCCGGGACAAGCGCTGGCGACTGAACAACCTCTACTTCATCACGGACAAGCAGGGCAAGAAGGTCCGCTTCCGGATGACGGACGAGCAGGTCGAGTACTTCGAGGGTATCCACACTCGCAACATCATCCTCAAGGCTCGACAGCTCGGCTTCACCACTGAGTGCTGCATCATCCAGCTGGATGCAGCACTGTTTGAGTCTGCGAAGTGCGCCCTGATTGCTCACACCCTGAACGACGCCAAGCGCTTGTTCCGGGAGAAGGTGAAGTACGCCTACGACAACCTGCCGAACGAGATCAAGGCAGCGAACCCGGCCAGCAACGACGCTGCCGGCGAGCTGGTGTTCAGCAAGGGCGGATCGATCTACGTCAGCACCTCGTTCCGGGGCGGCACACTGCGCTACCTGCACGTTTCCGAGTTCGGGAAGATCTGCGCCAAGTATCCGCACAAAGCGCGCGAGATAGTCACTGGTGCGTTCGAGGCGGTGGCCGCTGAATGCTTTGTCACGATCGAGTCGACCGCAGAGGGTAGGGCGGGCTACTTCTTCGATTACAGCCAGGCTGCCGAGAAGCAGCACCTTTCCGGCGTCCCGCTGGGTCAGCTGGATTGGAAGTTTTTCTTCTTCAGCTGGTGGAAGAATCAGGGCTACTGGCTCGACCCTTCTACCGCGATCATCCCGGACCGGCTGACCAAGTATTTCGACGAGCTTTGCGCCAAGCACGGCATTGTCACCAACCCCGGTCAGCGCGCCTGGTACGCAGCCAAAGAGCGGACGCTGGGCGACGACATGAAACGGGAATACCCGTCGATACCGGCCGAGGCGTTCCAGCAGTCGATCGAGGGCGCGTATTACGCCCAGCAGTTCAACAAGCTCTACACCGATCAGCGCATCGGTGTGATCCCGGACAACCGACACCTGCCGGTGATGACCTTCTGGGACATCGGTGTGAGCGACTCCACGGCTATCTGGTTCGTGCGCAAGGTGGGCGAGCAGTACCACCTCATCGACTACTACGAGAACAGCGGCGAGGGCCTGCGGCACTACATGAAGGTGCTGAAGGACAAGGGGTACACCTACTCCGAGCACTGGGGGCCGCACGACATCGACAACCGCGAGTTTGGCAGCGATGCCAAGACCCGGCGGGAACTGGCCCGCGAGGGCTATGAGATCGACGGCCAGAAATACAGCATGACGTTCCAGGTGGTGCCGAAGATCGGCATCAACGACGGTATCGAGCAGGTCCGCGAGATCCTTCCCCACTGCGCGTTCGACGAATCCAAATGCGAGGAGGGTATCGCGTGCCTGGAAAACTACCGCAAGGAGTGGGACGACAAGCGTGGCTGCTGGAAAGACAAACCGCTTCACGACTGGACCTCGCACGGCTCTGACGCCTTCCGGTACTTCGCTGTCGCCAAGAGCGCCCGCAAGCCGGTCAAATCAATCAAGATGGGATTCGCACGCTGATGCCAGACGTCCAATTCAAACGCACCGAATACGACGGCGCCCAATCGCGTTGGCGCTTGGTGCGTGACGTCTGCAAGGGCTCCGAAACTGTAAAGCACCGCGGCGATTTGTACCTGCCCCGACCAAACCCGGGCGATACATCGGACGACAACAAGGCGCGGTACCTGAGCTACATCGCTCGTTCCGTGTTCTACAACGCCACCGGCCGCACGAAGAACAGCCTTGTGGGTGCAGTCTTCCGCACCTGGCCGACATTGACTGTTCCGGCCGCGCTCGACTACGTCGCAAAGGACGTGGATGGCCAGGGCGTGAGCATCTACCAGCAGTCCCAAGCCGTCATTGGCCATCTGCTGGAGGTTGGCCGTCACGGCCTGCTGGTTGACTACCCCACGGTTGAATCAGGCGCTGTGAGCGTCGCTGACAGCGTTGCCAGCGGTATCCGGCCAACCGTTGCCAGCTACGTCGCTGAGTCGATCATCAACTGGAAGGCTCGCAAGGTTGGCGGTCAGTACCTGCTGAGCCTGGTCGTGCTCAAGGAAGTGGTCGACAAAGAAACCGAGGATGGTTTCGGCGTTGAGGCGAAAGACCAATACCGGGTTCTGCGCCTGACTGATGAGGGCGTCTATCAGCAGGAGCTTTGGGACGAAGAGGGTGGCTGGACTGCGGCGACCGAGGTGCAAACCCCGCTCGATGGTGCAGGTCAACCATGGCGGGTAATTCCGTTCATCTTCGTGGGCAGCGAGAACAACGATTCCAGCATTGACGACGCGCCGCTGTACGACATGGCCGAGATCAACATCGGCCACTACCGCAACAGCGCCGACTACGAGGAGGCCAGCTACTTGGTCGGTCAGCCTCAGCCGTGGATGGCGGGCCTGGACGAGCAGTGGCGGGATCACCTGGAAGAGACTGGGATCTACCTCGGTGCGCGTGCGCCGTGGTTGCTACCTGCCAATGGCACATGCGGCATGCTGCAGGCTCAACCCAACACACTGGCCAAGGAGGCCATGGACGCCAAGGAAAGCCAGATGGTTGCCCTGGGCGCCCGGCTGATCGAACGCGGCAGCGCAGTGAAGACTGCCACGCAGGCCGACAACGAAAGCGCCGCTGAGCACAGCGTGCTGTCGCTGGTCGTCAGCAACGTAAGCGAGGCTTACACCCAGTGCCTGGCCTGGATGCAGCAGTTCATGCGCCTGTCCGGTGAGGCTGAGTACAAGCTCAACCAGGACTTCAGCCAGATCACCCTGGACGCGACCATCCTCTCTGCGCTGTTCAATGCTGTGCAGGGCGGGCGCCTACCGGCTGCCGACTTCTGGCAGTACCTGCGCGATCGCGGCGTGATCAACCCAGAGAAGACCGACGACCAGATCCGTGGCGAGCTTGAGGCTGAAACGGCAAGCCTGGGCCTGGATGATGAGGAAGACGAAGATGACGGAGCAGCAGCAGGCAATACTTGATGCCACGATCCGCAACGCCGTCTTTCTGGAGCGATTGAAAGCCTCGGAAGTGGAGAAGTTTGCCCCATTCCTCAAGGAGATCGACCGATCGCTACGCCAGCGGCTCAATCGTGGTGACCTGAGCACTTACACGATTGAGCGGCTCAATAGGCTGCTGGACGAGGTAGGCGCTCTGCTCTTGGGTATCTTCGGCCGATTCACGGATCAGCTGACGCTTGACCTGGTGGACCTTGCCAATTATGAGGCCCAGTTCGAGGCGACCAATCTGACCAAGGCAGCACCTATCACCGTGAGCGTCGAAGCAGTGGTGCCCACGGCGGCTGCAATCAGGTCAGCGATCCTCACCAACCCTCTGAGCATTCGTGGGGCAGATGGCGGCAAGCTTCTGGAGCCCTTCATCAAGGATTGGACCACTGCCGAGCGCAACCGGGTAACCGGTGCGATCCGGCAGGGATTCTTCGAAGGGCAGACCAACAGCCAGATCATTCAGCGCCTTCGCGGCACCAAGGCGCTGAAGTATTCAGATGGAATCCTGGCTGTCACAGACCGCAACGCGACGACGGTGGTGCGCACATCCATCCAGCACGTTGCCACCCAGGCGCGCATGGAGACGGCCAAGGCCAACACCGACATCGTGACCAGGATCGAGCTGGTGGCCACACTCGACAGCAAGACCAGTCAGATCTGCAGGACGCTAGACGGCAAGACGTTCCCGGTGGATTCGGGGCCTCGGCCGCCATTCCATCCGAACTGCCGAACCACCTTCGTTATGGTGACCAGGCTCAGCGAGTTGTTCGCTCAAGGCGCCACGCGCGCTTCGAAAGGCGCTGACGGGCCAGGCCAGGTCAGTGCTGACCTCACCTACTACGAGTGGCTCAAGAAGCAGCCTGCAGCATTCCAGGATCAGGCCATCGGCAAGGCCCGCGGCGCCCTGTTCCGCAATGGCGGCTTGACCACCGAACGATTCTCCGAGCTCCAGCTCGACCGCAACTTCAAACCGCTGAACCTCGAGCAGATGAAGGCCCTAGAGCCTTTGGCGTTCGAGCGCGCAGGCATCTGACCCGCTGGCTGAGCCGGCACACCAGTCCCAGGGGGACAAACATGAAATATCTGATCGACAAGGCCGCCTACGACGCTTTGGAGCCATCCCTGCAAGCCTTCTACAAGGCCCAGGGTGAAAACTACGTGCTGGTGATCGAAGGGCTGCCTGCCCCCGAAGACACCGCGGGCTTGAAAGCCAAGGTCGACGAGTTGTTGCGGGAGAAGAAGGACGAGAAGACCAAGCGCGAGCAGGCCGAGGAAGCTGCCCGCCTGGCCGCCGAGGAAGCCGCTCGCAAGAACGGCGATACCGAAGCGCTGGAGCGCAGCTGGAACGAGAAGCACACCAAGGCACTGGGCGAGAAGGACACAGCCCTCTCCGCTGCTCAGGCGCAGATCCACGCGCTGACTGTGGGCGCCACTGCTGCCCGCCTGGCCGGTGAGCTTGCTGTGCATGGCTCTTCCGCCGTCCTGCAGCAGCTGATCGAGCCACGCCTGAGCATGGAGATCCGCGACGGCAAGCCTGTCGTGATCGTGCTCGACATCGATCGCCGCCCATCTGCGCTGACGGTCGACGAATTCAAGGAACAACTGTTCAACGATGCCGCTCTGGCGCCGTTGATTGCAGCAAGCAGGGCTACTGGCGGCGGGGCCGGCGGTGGCAAAAGCGGCGGGGCCGCGAAAACGTGGGACCAAATGAGCGGCATGGAGCGCGTTGAGCTCCGCCGAACCAACCCCGCCGAGCACGCGCGCCTGAGCGCCGCGGCCAAGGCAAAGTAAAGGACATCAGCAATGCCAACCATCCTCTCCGATGTGATCTTCCGCGACGAATTGCGGGATTACATCAACGTGAACACCTCCGAGCGCACCGCGTTCTTCCAGTCCGGCATCCTCGCGATGAACTCGGATATGGCCCAGCTTCTGGCCAGTCCATCGAACACCTTCACCATTCCGTGGTGGGTCGATCTGGACGCCTCGATCGAGTCGAACTACTCGAACGACGTGTACACCGACATCGCGGTGCCGCTGTCGGTCACCAGCGCCTCCATGCAGGCGCGCGCCGCCTACCTCAACGAAGGCTGGAACGCGATGAACTTGGTGAAGAACATCACCAAGCAGGATCCGCTGGAATTCGTGGCAGGCCGTCTGACCAGCTACTGGCAGCGTGTCGCCCAGCGCCGCACCATCGCTACCAGCATCGGCATCTACAACGACAACGTAGCGTCCAACGGTGGCGACATGGTCGTTGATGCAGGCGGCACCATCAACGCTGCTTCCATCATCCGCGCCAAGGCCACCATGGGTGACTACTCCGGCCAATTGGGCGGTCTGAGCGTCATTGCAATGCACTCGGCGGTGCAGACCGAACTGCAGATCCTCAACCTGATCGACTTCACCCCGCTGGCCGACCAGATCCCCGAGTTCGGTCGCTTCCAGGGCATGCGCGTCGTGGTAGACGACTCGATGCCAGTGATCGGCACCGGTGCAACTGCCAAGTACCTCTCCGTCATCTTCGGCCCTGGCGCAATCGGCTACGAAGAGCAGCAGCCTGAAGGCGAAGACGGCCTGGAATACGAGCGCGCCCCGGACCGCGGCAATGGTGGCGGTACCGAAACCCTGTGGAGCCGTCGCAACTTCGTTGTGCACCCGCTGGGCTTCTCGTTCACTGGCAGCACCATCACCGGCACCCCTACCACCAGCCGTCCAATCTCGGCGAACTGGTCGGACCTGGCGCTGGCGACCAATTGGGAGCGCAAGTTCGACCGCAAGCAGGTCCCTCTGGCGTTCGTAACCTCCACCGTATCGGCCTGACCGACAGCTGGCCCCGCCCGGGGCCGGCAGCTCTGAAGGAGAAAGATCATGGCAGTTGAAAAAGACAAGCACATCGACCCGAACGTAAAAGCGCGCTGGGGCTACGGTGGTTCCGAAGGTAATATCACCGTCGGCCCGCAAACCGTTGGCGAAACCGGTGGTGTGGATTCGGTCCGCACTGATTCGGACGAAACCGCGGCGCGCAACAACGGCGGCGGCAAGAACACCGAGGCCGCCAAGGCCGGGAAAACCACGAAGGAATAATCCATGCTCATCATCGAGGACGGTACCGGCAAGCCAAATGCCGACAGCTACTCAACGGCGGAGGAACTGGTCAGCTACGCCATGATGTATGGCGTGACCATTCCGGCCGATGAGGTGGCGCAGGAGGCGCTGCTGCGCCGGGCCGCCTTGGCGATGAATGGCATGAAGTGGAAAGGACGCCGAACAAACCCGGATCAGGCCTTGGCCTGGCCCCGGAAGGACGTGATCGTCGATACCGAGATCAAGCCTTCCAACTACATTCCTGCACGTATCCAGTACGGGCAGATGGCGCTTGCCGCCGAGATCCATGCCGATGACGTTGACCCGGTTGATTCGCGCAAGGGCGCGGTCACCCTGGAGCGTGTCGAAGGCGCTGTGACGCGTGAGTACGCCGCGATCAGCAGCACCAGCAGCAGACTGTTGCCGGCGGCGCCAGACCGGCCCAGCCGCTCGCAGTTCGCTGATTACCTACTCAAGCGGGGGCTCTTCGCCGTCCGCGCCTGATATAATGGTCGGGCGGCTAGGTTGATCCCCGAAGAGCCGGCCCCTAACCGGCCTGCCGCACCTCCAAGTTAGGGTTCGTACTGTAGGGGTATGAAATGGCAGAAGCAGATAAGGTCTGCAGCGAAAGCGGCTGCGCCAGAAAGCATTACGGCCGCGGATTGTGCGGACTGCACTATCAACGGCAACGGAAGTCCGGCAGCACCACTGCAAATGGCACTGAGCGCGGCGCGCCAAAACGGATGCTGGATGCAGCATGTGATTCGAAATCTGAACTTTGTCTGATTTGGAAATTTTCCGTAGGCGGCCACGGCTATGGCCAAATCAATATCGGCGGGGCGCCCAGGCTTGTTCATCGCATTGTCTGCGAGAAATTACACGGTCCGGCACCTTCGTGCGAGTTCGAAGCAGCCCACTCTTGCGGCAATCCGCTCTGCATAAACCCACAGCACCTTGCTTGGGCTACACCAGTTGCCAACCAGTCGGATAAGTACAAACACCAAACAGATAACAAAACAGTCCAGAACTGGCAGCGCAAGCTGACCACACAAGATGTTGTCGAGATTCGGGAAAACGTGCTTGGGTTAACTATCAAGCAGGCTGCTGCGCACTATGGTGTATCGCTGAGCAGCATTATTCGAGTCCGTGCGCTAAAGCAGAACGCTGACGTGATCTAAATATAAGGAGCAGACGTGGCCATTTTCTACGACGAGATGGCCGCAGTGGCTCTCGACCTGATCACTGAGTTCGGCCAGCCGGTGATCATCCTGGACGTAACGCCGGGTGAGTATGACCCCGAAACAAGCCAGAACGGCCCAGACACGGTCGTGGAGCGCACCGCGCAAGGCATCCTGCTCGACTTCACCGGTTACGAGTTCCAGACCAACAGCCTGATCCAGTTCGGCGACAAGAAGCTGAAGATCGCCGCGCAGGGCCTTGGATCGGCGCCCGGCCTTCTGAGCAAGGTCGCGGCCCAAGGCCGAACCTGGTCGATCATCCCGCCGGTGAAAGAGATCAACCCGGCCGGCACGCCGATCCTGTACGAGCTGCAGGTGCGCTCATGAGCAAGTACGCGGGCAAGCAGGGCAGCTTCGGACTGCAGCTGGCCGAGTTTGCAGAAAAAGCCAATGCGGCGATCAATGCCTCAGTACGCGAAGTGGCCATAGAGATCGGCAACTCGCTGATCCGCATGTCTCCAGTGGATACCGGCCGATTCAGGGCCAACTGGCACGCCTCTTTGGACTTCATTGAGCCATACACCTTTGACGATCTCGACCCAAGCGGGCGCGAGACGATCGAATCGCTTGTGGCCGCATTCAACGACTTTCGGCCAGGTCAGCAGATCTACATCGTGAACAATCTGCCCTACGCCATCCCGCTCGAGTACGGCCACTCTGCTCAGGCGCCCGGAGGGATGGTGCGGATCACTCTGGCCCGATTCCAGCGGATCGTCGACGAAGCCATCAGGAACAACCAGGTATGACTCACGCGACGATACGCAAGATCTACGAGGCTCGACTCCAGGCTTGGGCCGCCGCTCGGGTACCGGCACTGCGCATCGCCTATCAGGGCGACAAGTTCGAACCCCAAGCCGGCGAGACCTACCTGGCAGCCTTCACTCTGCCGGCCAGCGTCGATAGCCAGGACCTGCAAGGCGCGCACCGGCTCTACCTCGGCATATTCCAGGTGAGCATCGTCACACCGGCAGGCAAGGGTGCAGGCTCAGCCGAGGCGATCGCTGACGAGCTGGCAGCGCTGTTCCCGCTGAACCTGCGCCTGACGCGTGATGGGATGACAGTCATGGTCTACACGCCCGTTGAGCCAGGCCCAGGCATCAGCGAGGACGCCACCTACACCGTCCCGGTCTCCTTCCGATACCGCTCAGACACCATCTAAATTCGCCCGTTGGGCAAACACCAGAACCCGCCATGTGCGGGTTTTGTCATTTCTGCATAGAGGGAAACACAATGGCATTTCGTCTGCCCAACGGCGCAACCATGGAAATCGCAGCCACTTTCAGCGCTCTGGCGCTGGTCACTGCGATCAGCAACGCAAACCCGGCCGTGGCCACTTCGAACGCTCACAGCTTCGAGGATGGCGACATCGTTGTCGTTACCTCCGGCTGGTCGCGCCTCAACGAGCGTGCGGTGCGCGTCGACAATTCGCTGACCAACACCTTCGCGCTTGAAGGCGTCAACACCCTCAACACCCAGGTCTACACCGCCGGCGGCGGCGCTGGCAGTGCGCGCTCCGTCGACAGCTGGGTGCAGATCCCGCAGATCACCGATGTGGCATCCACCGGTGGCGAGCAACAGTTCCTCACTGTCGGCTTCCTGGAAGACGACGAGGACAAGCAGATCCCCACCAACAAGAACCCGATCAGCATGACGCTGACGGTCGCCGACGACCCGACCCTGCCATATGTGCCCGTGGTCGAAGCCGCCGACGAGGACAAGGAAGCCCGCGTCCTGCGACTGAACCTGCCGGATGGCTCCTCGATCCTCTACAACGCCTTCGTGTCGATCACCTCGACCCCAACTCTGGGCCGAAATGCGCTGATGACTCGCACCATCACCATCTCGCTGACCAGCCGTATCGCCCGCTACATGGCCGCGTAAGGACAGATCATGCCCAGCTTCAAGATCGCTCAACCGACCACGTTCACCGTGAAGGTGCCTATCCCGCAGGTCGGCCTCCAGCCTGCGATGGTGGGGATGACGTTCAAACACCGCAACCGCGAGGAAATCGCCGAGCTGTACGACCAGTGGGACAAGCAGGTCGAGCAGCTTCGCAAGAGCTTCGAAGGCAAGGAGCCGACTCTCGCCGAGGTCACCGCCGCCGAGATCGACAACAGCGCGCGACAGGTGAAGGACCTGGTCGTCTCCTGGGGCTTCGACGATGAGTTCAGCGACGAGAACATCCGTGAACTGGTCAAGAGCTGCATGGGCGTGTCCGACGCCATCGTGCAAGCCTATGGCGACGCCTACACCAAGGCCCGCCTGGGAAACTGAAAGCGGCCGCACGTATGCTTTACGAAGCCGGGCCCAGCGCTGCCGAGGTTGGCGCGTTCGGCCTGACGCTCGACCAGATACCCCAGGAAGAGTGTTACGTGTGGCCGGAGAACTGGCCAAGCTTCTGCGTGTTCGAGTCAATGACCACGCAGTGGCGCAGCGGGCCGGGCGGGGCGACGGGGCTGGACTACGTGTCCATACCGGTCGTGATGCGCCTGGTGGGGGTCGAGAAAAAGCGCCGGCCCATGGTGTTCGAGGATGTGCGCGTCATGGAAGCCGCTGCGCTGGGTGTGATGGCTGATGAGCGCTCAGTTAAAGAATAGCCGTTTCGAATAGCACCCTCTGGGTGTTAGATTCCCTGAAAACAGGGAGATGTATCGATGAGAAAAGCTATTCTGCTGGCAGCAATTTGTGCTTTGTCGGCGTGCTCGAGCAGTCCTCGCATTCAAGAAAGCGCCCCGGCACCGCCGGTTGCGAAGAAGGTTAAGTCTGAGCCGAGAGTGATTGTGCAATTGACCGAGGAACAGGCGGAATCAGCAAAGAATTCCGTTAGGTCGTCTCTAAAAGACCCGTATTCAGCGGTGTTCGATGGGCTCTACGGGACGACCATCCATCCAGAAAATAAAAAGTCGGTCATTGCGTGTGGATACGTTAACGCCAAAAACGGCTACGGCGGGTATACCGGCTCTTCTAAGTTTGCTGTGATAGCTGGGAACACATACCTGTACAAATCGTCAGGTGGCGGTATCGCAGAAATAGACAACAAGTTCATAGACCAGCTGTGCACTGCTGAAAAGTGAAAATGATCCAACACAACCCGCTCCGGCGGGTTTTTTTTCGCCCGGAGAAAACATGAACATCGCTGAACTTGGCATCAGAATCGACACAACTGGTGCCGACAAGGCGACCTCGGACTTGGACAAGCTCACGGCTGCTGGTGGCCGTGCAGAGCAATCTACCAACGGCCTGATGGGAGAGATCAATGCACTGGAGAAATCTCTCTCTCAGGGCGCCAAATCTACTCAGGAGCTCGCCCGGCAGCGTGATTCACTCGCCAAGCTGACCAGAGCCGGGGCCTACAGCGAGGCGGAATTCGCCAAGATCACCAAGGATTTGGACAAGCAGCAGATCTCATTGGTGAAGTCGACCCTGGACGAAGGAAAAGCTCTGAACAGCTTGTTGGGCGCGATCGACCCGGCCCAAGCCAAGCTGGCGAAGCTTGATGCGCAGGTGCAGGGCTTAGGCAAGGCATTGGATTCGGGAAAACTTTCCCAGCAGCAATATAACGCTGCCCTGAACAAGATCGATGGCAAGTACGCAGAACTCACGAAGGGCGCTTCCGCTATGGAGCGGCTTGGCCTGAATACTCGGCAAGCACAAGAAAACGTCCTGCAGCTTGGCAATGCTCTGTCGAATCGTGACATTGGGAGTGGCCTTCGCGCCATCACCCAGCTCGGTGCCGAGTCAACCCTCTCTGCCGGCCGGATTGCTGCTGTGGCTGCGCCAATCGGGATTGCCGCTGCTGCGGTCGGCGCTCTTGCATATGCCTACTACGACGCCCAGCGCGAAATCTCCGTATTCAATAAGGCCATATTCACAGGCAACAATGTTGCAGGCGTTACCACTTCATCGCTTCAAGCCATAGCCAAGCAGGCCGGTGAGGTAACGCGAAATTTCAGCGGCTCGCGCGAAGCCGCATTGGCTCTGGCCGAAAGCGGAAAGGTTGGCGCTGATCGCCTCCAGGACCTGACCGAGGCGGCAGCTGCTATCTCGAAAGTCACGGGGCAGGGTGCGACCGAAGTAGCAAAAAGCCTCGCTGATATGGGTTCTTCTGCCAGTACAGCAGCAGAGCTCATCAGCCGCCAGTACGGCCTGATCTCGTTCGAGCAGTACCAGTCGATCAAAGCGATCGAGGACAACGGTAACTCTCAGCAGGCTCTCGATACATTGAGCAGCACGCTGAATGAAAATGCTCAGGCACGGCTCAAGAAGTACCGCGAGTCACTTTCTGATATTGAGCGCGATTGGGATGACATAAAGGAGGCCACGAAGCGTGCATATGGCGAGGTAAGGAATTTCTTCGCCAGCGATGACTTGTCGACGCTGAAAGACGTTCGTGAACAGATCGACTACATCAACAAGCATCCTATTGCATCCGGCATCGGCTCCTTGTTCAAGAACGGACTCAAGTCGCGCGACGAGGTGCTGGATTCCCTCCGGGCCCGCGAAGAATCTCTCGATAACCAGATCAATATGCGCGCCGATGAGGCCAAGGAGACTGGAGCGGTCGAGGCCGCCAACAAGCGGCTGATCCAGACCCAGAGCATCCTGGATGCTCAGCTGGACAATGTTAGCCCGCTGGCGCGGCGCACAAAGGCTGTGAAGGACCTGAACGAACAGTTCCGGCAGTATCAAAGGGATGCCCTGAGAACGGGAAATAAGGCACCTCTGCTCGATGGTGTGAGCTTCGATGGCGACAAGATCTCAGGTGGCGCATACGACACGCTCTTGAATGGCATCAACGACCGCATAAAAGACAAGCGCACTCCTAAGGCAAAGGCTTACACGGAGGATGCAGGCATGAAGGCGCTGGACAATGCCAAACAGCAATATGCTGTCCTGCTCCAGCAAGAATCTGCCATCGACAAGCAGTCGCTTAGCTCCGAGAAAATTGGAGCTCAGGCCCAGGCGCTGATCAAATTCGAGCAGCAACTTGCAGACGTTAAGGAAAAGAAAACTCTGACTGCTGACCAAAAGTCGTTGCTGGCCAATCAAGAGCTGATCCGCGCCCAGCTGAAGCGTAACGCAGATCTTGAAGCCAGCATCACAAAGCAACAGAAGGGCATTGAGGCGGTCAAGCAGGCCGAGAAGGACCGTATTGAATTGCTCAAGCTCACTGGTCAGGCACTGGCCGCTAACGCTGCAGAATCTGGAATTCTGGAGGCGGAGCAGAGGCTGAAGTACGAGCGAGACGGAAATATCGAGGCTCTTAAGCGACTGGATATCTTGAAGCAAATTCGAGAGGCCAATATCCGAGCGAACATCAAGATCGACACGATCGAAGGTGTCAGCAAATCGCCAACCCCAGCAGGTTTGGACGCGGTTGTTGGTGGGGCAGCCAGCGAGATAACTCGCCTGGACCGGTCAGCAAAAGAGCTCGATGACTGGCGCCAGAAAGAGCTCGAGAAGCAGAAAGCATATCTCGACCTGAAGGCGATCAACCAAGAGACCTACGACGAGCGAGTTTCAAACATCACCAAGCAGTCGCAGGATAACCAGTCCAAGATCGAAGACGCGCGGAACAAGGCTTCCCTCGAGAACGCCTCGGAGTTTTTCGGCACGCTGGCCACGTTGAGTCAATCCGAGAACAAGAAGCTGGCCGCGATCGGTAAGGCTGCGGCAGTTGCCCAGGCCACCGTTGACGGTTTCCTCGCTGCGCAAAAAGCACTTGCTGCGTTCCCGCCCCCGTTCAACTTCGTCGCTGCTGCAGCGGTGGGCGTGGCCACGGCGGCCAACATCGCCTCCATCGCAGGGGTCGGCTTCATGGATGGCGGCTACACCGGCAACGGTCGCCGCGACGAGGTGGCCGGCCCTGTGCACCGCGGCGAATACGTCTTCGATGCGCAGGCCACATCGCGGATCGGTGTCGGCAACCTTGAGGCGCTGCGCAGCGGCAACATTACCGCCAGCGCGGCGCCGGCCATGGCAGCCAACTCTGTGCCGTCGGCCAGATCCAGCGGCTCGACGCCAGTGCAGCCTGTCTTCCATTACAACTTTCCCGGCATCACCAATGCTGCGGAAGCCAAAAAATCGACCGCCCAGGCATCGCGCCAGGCTGTTCGGGCGATCAATCAAGCAGGGAGGTATAGCTGATGGCACAGTTCCTCGAAGAAAGGCTGCCGGCCACGATCAGCTATGGGGGCAGCTTTTCCGAGGATCATGCGGTCAACACGGTTGAGACGGTCGGTGGGGATGAGTATCGAAGCCTGCGGCACCCGTTCGTGCGGCTGTCCTACGATATATCGTACGCGCGGAACATCGCTTTTGTGCGGGACAAGGTGCTGAACCTCTATGCCCGTGCCAATGGCATGTACCGCGGCTTTCGAGTGAAGGACTTCAAGGACTTCACCACGAACGCCTACATCCTGGCACCGACGGCACTGGATCAGCCGATGCAGTTGGTGACGCCTGGTGTTTACCAGCTGATGCGCTGGTATGGCAGTCCGACAGATCCGCAGGCGGCGCGGCGGAGGCTGCGCAAACCGGTCGCCGGCACGGTGAAGATCGCGTTCGGCGGACAGGTCATTCCGAATGATCAGGTGATCATCGATTACACCGCGGGCATCGTTAGGCTTCCCGGCCTGGCCAGGTCCAGCATCACAGCGATCACGAAGGCCGCGCAGGCGGTTGTCACGGCTCCGGCTCACGGCTTCACAGTTGGCCAATCGGTCGCGCTGTTCGGCGTGCAGGGCATGACGCAGATCAACGGCCGCCGGGCGATTGTGACGCGCACCACCACCAACACCCTGACCCTGGATCTCGACAGCTCGTCGTTCAGCGATTACGCCAGCGGCGGCCAGATCCAGAACCTGCCACTGGATGGCGAGCAAGTGACGGCGGGGTGTGAGTTCGACATCCCGTGCCGCTTCAATTCGGACATCTCGACCGGTTTCCCCGGCCACGGAGTACTCACCTCCGACGGCATCCAGATCATCGAAATATTCAACCCGTAAGGCTCCCCTGATGAAAGCACACGTTGCCGACTGGCAGACGCGGGTTTACTGCGTCCGCATCGTGCCCGAGGGTGCTCCGCCGGTGCGCATTGCCGGGTACCCGATCCCGCTGATCATGGGCAATGGCGCCGAGTACCTGACCGAGAACGGCTACGAGTTTTCGGGCCTGGGATCGGAGAGCGGCCTGGCCGCGGCTAGCGTCGACCTGGAAGGGATTCTGTCGGCCGGCGCCATCAGCCGCGCCGACCTGACCTCGGGCGTCTACGACAATGCCCGCGTCTACCTGTTTGCTACCAGCTGGGCCGCGCCGGTCGAGGATGAAGAGCCGCTGAGCCTGATGTTCTGGGGCAAGACGACCATCACCGACGACAACAGCTACAAGGCCGAGCTGATGGGCGTGATCGATCTGCTGTCGCAGGAGACGGCGCGCACCTACGGGAACATGTGCGACTACACGTTCCTGGACCGCAGCCTGGACGGGACGGTGCTGCGCTCGTTCCGCAGTCGCTGCACCGGGCCGCGCGCCGCGCCGGACGGGCCGGTGTTCGAGAACCTGCTGGTCACCGGCACTGCTACGGCGGTGGCCTCCCAATACGTATTCACCGACGCCGCGCGCACCGAGCCCGAAGACTACTTCGGCAACGGCGCCATCCGGTTCCTGACCGGCCTGAACGCCGGGCTCAAGCCCCTGGAGATCAAGAGCTACGCCGCCGGCGTGATCGAGGTGCATGAGGCGTTCTCCTACCTCCCGCAGGTGGGCGACCAGTACGAAATGCTCCCCGGCTGCCGCAAGCGCCTCACCGAGGACTGCGCGGGCAAGTGGGGTAATGGCAAGAACTTCGGCGGCTTCGATGACGTGCCGACACCGTCGCAGTACACGCAGGTAGGGAGGAACTGATGGATATCGTGGATTACGCGCAGGAGTGCGCGCGCACGCCCTTCAGGCACCAGGGCCGGGTGAAGGGGCTGGGCATGGACTGCGCGGGCCTGCTGGCCTACTGCCTGGACCGTGCCGGGCTTCCCTACAAGGACGAGAACGGCTACGGCCGCAACCCCTTCGACGGGACGCTGGAACGCGCGCTGGATGATCAGCCCTCGCTTGAGCGCATTCCCACCGGTGAGGCCCAGCGCGGCGACGTGCTGCTGATGCGCCTGCTCCGGTCCCCGCAACACATCGCAATCCACGCCGGCGATATCGACGGCCATCCCTATGTCATCCATGCCAGCGAGCAGCACGGCGGGGTCGTCACTCACCGCCTTGATGAGGTGTGGGGCGCCCGGGTCATGCGTGCGTACCGAGTGAGGCCATCTGAATGAGCACAAGCGCACTGCTGGGCGGCCGTGGCTCCATCCTGTTCAAAGCGTTCAATACCACATTCCTCGGCGTGCCCGGTTGGCTGGACCGAAAGTTTTCCGCGCCTGAGACCGAAGGCCCGCGCCTGGGCGACCTGTCGGTGCAAACCTCCACCTACGGCGCCGAGATCGGCCACGTGCACGGCACAATCGCGCTGGCGGGCAACCTGATCTGGCTTGAGAACAACAAGCTCAAGGAGACGGTGCACAAGAAGAAGTCCGGCGGCAAGGGCGGGGCCAGCACCACGCCGACGCGTACCTTCAGCTACTCGGCGACCTTCATCATCGCCATCTGCGAAGGGCCTATCGATGGCATCGCGCGCATCTGGTGCGGTGACAAGCTGATCTACAACGCGGCCAGCTCCGACATTGGCACCATCATCGCCAGCAACAAGTCGGCCAAGGGCTTCCGGATCTACTACGGCACCGATGACCAGCTGCCGAATGCGCGTTATGAGGCAGCCAAGGGCGTCGGCAGAGCGTCGGCATTCCGTGGCCTAGCCTATGTCGTCTTCGAAGACTTCCAGCTGGCTGATTACGGCAATACGCTGCAGGCGGCCGAGTTCAAGTTCGAGATCGTTCAGGTGTCAAGCTACAGGGACGAGCGGGAAGTTACTCACTCCGAAATCCCGATCAAATTTAAGTCAGGTTCAGCGGATGGCGCGGGCTACCCCTATCTGGCATCGGCTGACGGGGTGCTAAACGTCACTACCGGAAAGGGCAGACAATACACATTCGGTCTCGACGGAGCTTTTCTTGGTCCTATAGGGTCAGGAAAGGTTTTGCCAGAATTTCCCCCAGGTGGACCATACCCTTGCGGTTTCGTAGGGACAGACCTTGTCACATTGAATGACATCTTCATTGGCTCCCTGACTATCGGGCAGAAGGTATTTCTGACGCCACGAAAGTATCAAGATTTCCTTCCGCAGAATCATTATCTCGTCGGCATGGCGTTCACTGATGACGCAGAAAAGCTGATGGTCTTCACGGACTCTCGACCTGGTTCGGAACAGGCCCATTCGGCTGACACGTTTTTCGTGCTCGACAACGGCGGGCAGATCCAGAAGCAGGGGAAAGTTAGCGCCACCGGGTTAAACAGTCAGGCGCTAGGGTTCGGTCCTGCAGCTCGAGCCAGCTATGTGTGCAATTTCTTGGAAAGTGAAGGCGAGTACCTCTGGACCGCAAGTGGGCTGCGTGCCGGCAACCTGATCCTGTATAGGATTGCAGAGGAGCTATCGCTCGTGGGCTCTATCCCTGGCACGGTCTATTCGGACTTTGCTTACCCATCGATGCTTGCCAAGGATGGGATGGCCTATGTCGTTGCCGGCGACCGTATCAACGTGTTCACTCGTCTCGGCCAGCTCCTGTCCGAGCCGCCCGCACTTGAGCAGGTCTTATCGGCTGAGGCTCTGCGCTCAGGACTGCTGAACCAAGATGACATTGATGTCTCGATGCTTGAATCGTCAGTCAAGGGATACGCGGTACAGGGCGGCACCATCCGGTCGGCTATCGAGCCACTGCAGCGCGCGTATCGTTTCGACGTGGTGCAGTCCGGGTATGTGGCCCGATTTCTCCCGCGTGGAGGTGAGCCCGTCGCAACAATACCGTACCTGTCGCTGATATCCGACGGCAGCAGTTCATCGGACGTGCTGCTGGAAGAGCGGGAGATGTATACCGAGCTGCCCGTGCGTACCACAGTGAAATACATCGATGCGCCTCGGGAATACTCGGTGTCGAACCAGACGTTCGAGCGCCTCAGTGCGAAAGCAGTCGGCAAGCAGGACCTGGAAGTGCCGATCGTGCTGACGGCAACCGAGGCGCTGCAACTGGCCGAGATCATGACGTTGCTGCCCTGGCTGGAGCGTTCGTCGTTCAGCTTCAAGCTTCCGCCGATCTATCAGCCCTTGGAGCCGGGTGACGTTATTATCATACCGGCGCCGTGGGCGACCATGGAGCTGCGCCTGGACAAGGTCGACTATGGACAGGACGGCACGCTGCAATGCGAGGGCATGCCGAATAGATCGACGCTGTACACCAGCAAGGCCATTGCCAACGAGCCACCGGAGCCGATCAGCACCATACCGGTCTCTGGGCCGACCTTGTTCGTGCCGATGGACATACCGGTCATATCGGAGAACCAGCAGAACTCGCCGAGCTTCATCGGCGCTGTAGTTGGCTACACGCCTGGCTGGAACGGCGCGCTGCTGGTGCAGAGTCAGGATGACGGCCAGACCTGGTCGGACCTGCAAGGCTTTGTCGGGCCAAGCACCATCGGTATCGCTTCCAACACGCTTCCGGCCAGTGCCTCGACAGTTATCGACGAGCGCGTGCTTTCGGTACGGATGATCGCCGGGCAACTCGAGAGCATTACCCGCGACCAGATGCTGGTGGGTAGGCATTACGTGGCCTATGGCGTAGATGGACGGTGGGAAATCGTGCGATTTCAGAGCGCTGACCTGCAGGCCGACGGTACTTACAGCGTCAGCCGCTTCGTGCGGGGCGAGCGCGGTACCGAGTGGGCCACAGGCCTGCACCAGGCCAATGACTACTTCATCCTGCTGGATGACCCCGACAACATCAGCATCGGCATGTCGACTGACTCGTTGATGGCTGAGCGCACCTACCGGGCCATCACCAACGGATCCGACTTGGACAGTGCCAGCGACGTGGACTTCACGTATCGGGGCGTCAATCTCGAACCGCTGAGCCCGGTCTACCCGGTGGCGCGGCGCGATGCCGACGGCGCAGTGACGCTCATGGTGCAGCGCCGCAGCCGGCTGTCATCGTCGTGGTGGGCCAACGGCATGGAGGCCCCGGTGGGCGAGACCGCGCTGGCGCTCGAAGCCGATGTCATGTCCGGCGGCACCGTCAAGCGAACCCTGACCAGCGCCACCGGCGTTTTCATGTACAGCGCTGCCGAGCAGGCCGCCGACTTCGGGGCCGTGCAGGCCTCGATCGCCTTTCGCGTCTACCAACTCTCGACCATTGTCGGTCGGGGCTACCCCCTTGAGGTCTCCGTATGACAGCAACCAACAAGCTTGGGCTTGAGCTGCTGCAGAATGCTGCCGCAAACCAGACCCTGGCCAACACTACCTTTGCGCGCCTGAACCAGCTGGTGCAGGGCGGGGTGGTGGATAAGGACCTTGCCGCGCCGCCGGCATCTCCTGCGGATGAGTCGCTGTACATCGTAGCCGCTTCAGCCACTGGTGCTTGGGCTGGCCGGGATGGCCAGCTGGCCTACTGGCTGGTCACCGCCGGTGCCTGGCAGTTCGTTACCCCAAAGGAAGGCTTCTTCCTGCATGTGAACGATGAGGACGTTTTCTACAAGTTCACCGGAACGGCTTGGGAGGTTTTCTCAGGCGGATCGGGTGGAGGTGGGGACTTCAAGAAAGACGGCTCGGTTCAGATGACCGGTGCGATTGAATACGCCAACGAGGTCTCGGTCACAAACGCGTTCAGCGGTAACGTGTGGGATATGGGTGCTGCGAATAGCAACTTCGTATCCGCCACGTTCTACAGCCCAAACCCAGTCATCACCATGCTCAGCGGTTCACCACTTCCGCCAAACGGTTCATTCCGGCAAGTCCGGTTTGAAAACGATGGAACACTGAAGCATGACCCGGCATTCCTGATACTGCCCACCGGCGCCGATATTGCAGTTCGCGCAGGCGATACAGCGATTTTTCGTTATCGAGGGCAGAGCGAAAACAAATGGGAATGCTCTTTCTATCAGCGCGCGGATGGAACGCCGCTCAAGTCTGGAGCAGGCTTCACCGAGGACCAGGTGCGCAAGACGCCGCTCACCGGTCTCCCTGCAACAACCGGCGACGTCACCGAAACCGACAGCGTACTGTCCGGTATCGGCAAGCTCCAGGCGTCTAAGGTCGCCAAGGAGAGCGGCAAGATCCTGTCGACCAACGACTTCACGACCAATGAGAAGAACAAGCTGGCGGGTATCGCGGAGGGCGCTCAGGTCAACTCTGTCACTTCGGTTGCTGGGCGCACTGGCGATGTAAATTTGGCGAAAGGGGATGTAGGCCTCGGCAACGTCACCAACACCGCCGACGCCGATAAGCCAGTTAGCACAGCTCAGCAGACAGCGCTGAATGCCAAAGTCAGTAAAGCTGGTGCCGAATCAATTGATGGGGTCAAAACGTTCAGTAGCAGTCCCATTGTGCCTACACCTGCTGCTTCGGATACCTCGGCCAGTGTCGCGAATATGTCCTCCCTACGATCGGCGATGGCTCTATTTGGGATTGGAACGGTCAACGGACCCGCTATATCCGACGCCAATAGTGCAAACAACGGAGGGCTATTCAGCTTACCTTCCAATGCTTCCAATAACCCAACGGCTACTCCTTCGGCATTGCTGGTGGTGCCCTTCGATAGCGGCGGCTGCTTACAAATCTGCGCTTCTCTAACGTCAGGACAGAGGCTTCTTTGGCGTACAGAAGCAGGTGGCAGCTTTTCAGCTTGGCAGGAGGTTGCTCGGATCACATCTCCAACATTCATGGAGGCAATGAATGTTCTTTCAACCACGGGTAATGCCGGACTCCGTTTTGGCCGACAGAACGGAGCCGCATCAACTCCATACTTTGATTTTATAAGCGGCGGGGCAAATATAGGTTATGACTTCCGTCTGATTGCAACAGGAGGAAGCCCTTCTAACACTACCGTTGGTACTGGATTGCTAAGCATGTTGGGCGCAGGCCTAAATATCGGTACGCAATCGCAAAACGGTTCTGACAGGCTAACCGTAGCAGGCTCTGCTTCGTTTACCGGCGCCGTCAAGCTCGGAACCTTTACGCTAACCACATTGCCATCCGCGAGCGCGTTTAGCGGCTGTGTGATTTTAGTCTCGAACGCTACAGGGGGGCCGAAGTACTGCCACTCAAATGGCAGCGCCTGGCAAATACTCAACACTACGACGACTGTGAGCTGATAATGCCCGTATACAACGAAGACACCTTCAACTATGAAATCCTCCTGCGCTTCGGCGACACCGGCCCGAACAAAGGTCTGCTGACCGGCGCATCCAGAACCACCATCACGCAGACCACAAAGGATGGTGTGCCGATCGCCACGAACATCAATGCGCCCGAGCAGCTGGCGCTGATCGCGGGCGAGGAAGGCGAACTGCTCTCCACGGTCCTGGGCGAGGTCAACGCTGAAACCATCGTGCTGAACGGCCAATTGCAGGCCAGCTTGGCCGACCTCAATGCCATCGCAGCGCAGCAGCTGGAGCAGTTGACCCAGGTGCGCGGCGAACTCAGCGCCAAGGTGGCGGATCTGACCACCGCCCAGCAGACCATTGCAGACCTGCAGGCGCAGCTTGCCCAAGGCCGCACCACCGAGGAAGCGCGGGTCGAGGTTGCGGCCGAGCCCGACCCGGCAGCCTGACCCATCGCGCCATCCGATGCCCGCCCCGTGCGGGCTTTTTTTCGCCTGGAGAAAAGCATGAAGACCTCATCGAAGGGCATCGCCCTGATCAAATCCGCCGAAGGGCTTCGCCTCAAGGCCTACCCAGACCCCGGCACCGGAGGCCTTCCCTGGACGATCGGTTACGGCAGCACTTCGGGCGTCACCCGGAACATGGTCATCACCGGAGCTCAGGCCGAGGAGATGCTCGCGGAAGATCTGGTGCGGTTCGAGTGCATCGTGGAGCGCGCGGTGCGCGTGCCGCTCAACCAAGGCCAGTTCGATGCGCTGGTGTCGTTCACCTACAACGTCGGGGAGGGCAATTTCACCAAGTCGACGCTGCTACGCAAGCTGAATGCCGGTGATACCGCTGGCGCCGCCGGGCAGTTCTCCCGCTGGGTCCATGCAGGCGGCAAGGTGCTGCCGGGCCTGGTCAAGCGCCGTGCCGCTGAGCGGGCCATGTTTCTGGGTGTCGCGTGACGCGGGGCAAAGCGCTGGCCTATCTGGCTGCTGTGCTGGCGCTCATGGGCCTGTGCGGCGCTGCGCTGTACGCCGCCTACAGCCACGGCGTCACGGTGACCAACGCCGCGCGGGACGCTGAATGGTCGCAGGCCGTGGCCACCCAGCAGGCCGAACTTGCGCAGGCGGTGCAGACCGCTCGCGCCGAAGAACAACGCCTCCAGCGCGAGGCCAACCAGGTAGGAATCAATGCGAGAGAAAAGAACGCTGCTGCCGATGCTGATGGTGTCAGCCTTGATGCTGCTGGCGACCGGCTGCACGTCGAGGCCGGAAAGCTTGCCGCCAGCGTCGGCACCTGCTCCAGTGGTACCGGCGCTGCCGATCGAGGCGCGTCAGCCACCCGCGCCGCCCTGGTGCTCTCCCAACTGCTCGATCGCGCTGATGCGAGAGCGGGAGAACTGGCAAAGGCTTATGACCGAGCCCGAATAGCGGGGCAGGCGTGCGAGCGTGTATATGACAAAATTAGCAGTTACCGTTAATATCTAAAGCGACCTAAGCCAGGAAATAACACTTAGGTATGAAGGGCTAGCTGAGAGCTGGATTATGTTGCTTATCGTACTCGAAAGATTTGAGCTGTTTTGAAGGTAATCTTTAAGCTTTGATGTTTTTATTAAATTTACTTTTTCTTCATCAGATCTTTCGCCTTTCGATTTTAAGAGCGACAGTGCATCAATCAAAGCATCCGGCGGTGTGTCTTTAGGTAGAGCAATGTGTTCGAAAAGTGACACAGGCTCACGCTCTTGATATCCAATCTCCCTAGCCGATATTCTTCCTCCGTCGAAAACAACCTCAGTGCCATGCGAAACAGATATTCCAATGTTTGCGCCATCAATGACAACATTAGTGAACTTTGCAGGCATGGTTAAATCCTTTTAAAGTTTAATTTAATTAAGCTTATTTAATTTCAGTATCAATCGGCTGGATCAGCGCGAGTTCTCTCCACAATTCACAGTAGATCAAGCCAAGGGAATTTGCTCTGACCGCCCGTCAGCTTGCAGTAGGGGTTGCGCAGGAATGGTTGGGTTGAGTCGACGAGCTGCTGCCACCCATCACAGCTTCTGCAGCGGATGTGCGGGAAGGGGTCATCGTGCACAGATCGGAACTTGGTCCAGGTGTCTACGTCACTGGGCTTGGGTGTCAGATTCAGCCATCCCGGCGTGTCGATATCCGCCTCCGTTCTTCTGGAGTAATGATAGTCGCCAGAGCCGTTCCTCGTTGCAGGATTGCAAAGCCCGGCTGGCTGGTGCAAGAATACTGTTCATCTGTACAGTGTTCGAGCCATGCCATGGAAAGCCCATTCCAATCCGAAGCCCTCAACATCTCCCTTGATGACCTGCTGTGCATCCGCGCGCCCGGAACTTATCTGGTTCGCGTGGCCGGGGACAGCATGACCCGCGCGGGGATCTTCGATGGTGATCTGCTGATCGTCGACAAGGGTGCAGAAGTGAAGCAGGGCCAGGTGGTGATCGGCGTGGTGAACCAAGAGCCGATGGTGAAGCGCCTGGATTATGTCCGGGGCATGCCCGTGCTGAGGTCTGAAGGTACGGGCCACCACCGCTTCATCATGGAAGGCGACGAGTTCACCGTTTGGGGCGTCGTCACCCACAGCGTACGCCAGCATGGCGTCGAACCATGAGGTGCCAGGTCACCCGCAGGATGCTACAGGGGAAGCCGATTGATGCGGCCGAGGTACGGGCGCTTCCGCCGGCGGTTGGCGATCTGCGGATCAACGACGAGATGTGCCAGGCCCTGGGCCGGACATCGAAGACGGCCAGTGTCCGAGGGGTGAATTCAATCGGGCCGAGTGAGCTGCCGCTGCTGCATGAGGCGGTGCTGTCATGGATGGCGCCGAACGGGTTCGTCCTGAGCGGCCTGGAGGAAGAGGGCGGTTGCCTCTATGCGCAGTCTTGGTGGTGCAGGAATTTAGGGTAGAGGTGGGCAGAACGCCCGAGAGGGAAATCGTCAATCTGTCCAATCCAAAGCATGAATACAACAGGTCAAAAATCGTTCAAGTCAGCTTCATTCCCGCCTCTCTGCTGAGATTTTGCTAAAGCAAGGTTTCAGCTGTCACTAAGTCACTGAAATACTTGAATAATTTATTTCAGTAGATTCGATCCATCATGGGGGCTACGCTGAAGCGGCGGGAGGGCTCCAGGCGAGGTGTGGCGGGCGTTTCAGCTACATTCTGTACCATTTTACTCTGCGCGTTTTGTACCGGTTTTCGGATGTTTTCGGACGTTTTCTTGGGATGGGTGGTAAGTTTTATCACCCTGACGATGACCTTCATCCCTTTTGCCGTGGCCATTATTCGTTTGGGAAAACGGGCGGACGAGGGGGTGGCTACACAGGTCGGATCTGTACGAAACGTTATGGGAGGCAAGTCTACCAAGACGCTCGGTCGTTCGGGCGAAAACAGGTTGGGTGGGCGTTTTTTGGATGAGGCAGGGGAGCGTTAGTGAGTAGTTTTCAAGCGATGTTTGACGTCAGTGATCGGAACACGATCGCCGGGGCGGATCAGGTCTTCTACGCGGCGGAGGAGGGTGGAAATCGGAATCATGTCCAGGATGGTGCGCCGAGTGAGAACACTACGCATCAAGGGGTTGATGTTTGAGAGGGTTTTACATTCGGTAGCGAATGAGCGACCTGGTAACGGACTCTGATGAAGCGTTTTGATGGAAGGGATGCTTAAATTTGCAGTACTATTGCAGTACTTCATGACACAACGGGAGAGTCGCCATGCCTCGCATGACATTAGACCTAAGCACCGAGATTGACGATCGCCTTACCGAAATCGCCGCACGTCGCGGCATCAGCAAGGCTGACGCCATGCGCCGAGCGTTCGCGCTATTGGCCATCGCCGACGAGGAGAAGAGCAAGCCCGGCAAATTCTCGTTGGGTATCGTCCGCGAGAAAGATGACCACACGCTTGAAGCCGTTGGTCGGGTGGTGGGTGTTTGATGACGCAAGAGCATATGCACTCGGGAGACCGGAATATCGAGGATGTTTTCGCGTCAGATGATCACGGCAAAAAGCCAGTTAAGCTTGGAGAGGGCGATAGGCTCAAATTCGCTCAGCAGATACTCGGCGGTTTATTTGTGGTCTCTTTGTTGGTAATGGGGGGATATGCGTTCAATCCTGACAATAAGGCGTGGGCGGAGATATTTGAACTGATAAAGGTGGGCGCGCTGCCTTTGGTAACGCTAGTGATTGGTTTTTATTTTCCGAGCTCAAATCGGTAA